GCTAATTAGTGATGATATGTATTGGGTAAATGGCGCAATCATAGATGCCACTGGTGGCTCTACACTTACTTTGATGGACAATGCGTTTTATCCAATTAAATAATGGGTATCAAGCTGTTGTAGATGACGCAGATTTTCAGTGGTTATCTGCCTGGAAATGGTACGTAAAACCGGGTAAAAACGGCAGTTTTTATGCAGCGAGAAAAGAGTACGATAAAAACGATTGGCATATTACACATACTATTAACATGCATCGTATTATACTTAACGCGCCGTTAGGTATGCAAGTGGATCATAAAGACGGTAATGGATTAAATAATCAGCGTAATAATTTACGCTTAGCAACGCCTTCACAAAACGGCGCCAATTCTAGACGTTCTAAGCGCAATACTAGCGGATATAAGGGAGTAATTTGGAATAAACGAAATAAACGATGGCAGGTTCGTATTATGGTAGAAAGACGTATGGTATCAGTTGGATATTTTATAGATATAGAAGATGCAGCAATTGCTTACGCTAATGCTGCTTCTAAATATTTTGGTGAATTTGCGAGGGTAAGTTAATGGACCGCGTTAAACAATTCCTCTCGTGGCTCTTACGCGGCTGGATTCAACGCGAAGAAGCGAAAGAGAATGTGACGATATCGTTTGTCGAGGCGCATTATCGGTTTCCGCAGTGTTATATTGGTGAACATGAAAAGTGCCAATCACAGGTACGAACAAAGTTTTACGACGATATTTGCACTTGCCCATGTCATGTCAAGTGTCGTGAGTGCGGACGCGAGCGTTGTGATAATCCTCGCTGCTATTACGGCCCGTTGAGTTAGCCGATTAGCTTGTGGACAAAGGCACTAACTGCGGCGGCGCCGATAACCGCGTAGACAGCAAGTCTTGAATAAGCTCTTTCGAGTTTAGATACGCGGCGGTCAAGAGCGGCAGTACGATCAATACTTGCTTTAACGTGTTCTTTGAGCGCAGCTTCAAACCTCGCGCCAAACGAGTCGAGTGCAGCTTTGTGTTCTTCTTGGCGTTGACGGATATCTTTTAGTGCCTCGGTAACTGATCCGCGCCATTGCGACCAATCGGCAGTATTTCTTGTTGCCATGGGCTATTGGCCTTTCGTGCAGAGCGTGCGACAGGCTTCGTCGTCGGCAACGATGGTGGGTGAATCGTGACTGGTCAATACGTTATGCTCATAAGCACGTTCGCAGGCGTTAAGGCACGATTCGAGATGTTCGTTAGTGAAGGAATCGCAGCCGGCGAACATGGCGAGTAAGAGAAGGTATCGCATTAGGCGGCTTTCTTTGGCTTCTCGCTCAACGCATCATCAAGACTTCGCATAATCATCGGTGCACCGGCTGATTCAAACGGCGTCTGAAGCGCACGAGTTAATAGTCGCGTTGTTTTAGGGCTAGCAAGCATTTCAGCAATTTTATCGGGACGCAAGATTTTGTGCGCCGCAACCATGCCGAGATATGGATGGCCCATAGCGGCACCAACTTGTTCGCCAATACCGATTGCAATGCCTTCGGCTGTCATGCGCGCAAGCATGCCAGGCTTTGTCTTGACGGCAGCTTTTGCATTTTCAGCTAGCTGATTGCGCAAAACAGTAAAGAAGGCGTTTTTATCAGGCGTGCTGATGACTGAATGCAGCGGCTTTAGATTTTCATATGAATCAACAAGCTGTTGCGGGTTAAATGCGCCGGCTGAATCGGTTGCCGAATCGACAACACGATTAAATAGCGCATCTTTTACCTGTCCGGCAATTTTTGGATCGTCTAATTCAAGATTCCGCATGACCGCGCGTCCAACGGCAGCTTGGCTATCGGAAAGTGGTCCTGTGCCGCGGCCAAATAACTTTTCAACTACCGCAGTCGGGTCGGATTTTTTTATGACTTTGACAAGACTGCCAAGCGAAGATTGCGTCATACCCTTTCCGCGTAATTCGTCTCGCCAAAGCGCATCAGCCGCTTCGGCCCATTTTTGATCTTCGGACGAAAACATACTACGCAATGCGTCGCGTACTTCAGTGCCTGATTTCATCTTGCCAGGAAATGTGGTATCGACGGCTTCTTTATACGCGGCAAGATCATTGGGGTCAAGCGGCTTGCCGGCTTTGATTTTCTCTTCAAGATTCGCAACGGCTTCTTCGGCTTCAGCGGGCAGCGTACCAAGTTTTGCACGAACGTCGGCTAGATGAGGAGTGAGGGCTTTATATTCTTTCGTAGCCGGATCGAGTACCTTATTAGCGTTTTGCGCGTTTTCGACTGCGGTATCATATACCCCGCCGGCCATCGTTTCAAGCTGCTTGGCACGCTGCGTTAGGGTTTGCTTGGCCGTGCTGCCAATGGTTTCGGTAGCGGCTCCGCTAGGTGTCAAAACTTCTTTAGCCGCGGTTGTAGCCTCGCTAGGCGCAGTGTTGATGCCGCCGACTCTCTCTGCCGCTGCGGCGGCTTCTGGTGCTTCGGCGCGGGCCGCGGCAATGGCTTCTGGTACAGTGGCCTTTGCGGCGCCTAATATGCGTTCTAGGGCTTTAGAAACGAGCCCGAAACCCGGCGGAGCGGGTGTAGCGAGTGCCCCGGCTACCGTACCGCCTGTTTCGGCAATACCTTGGGCTGTTGAACCTAATCCACCGGCTGCTGCGGCCTTTTTAGCCGCTTCACCTGTCATAGAACCGGTTACAGTCCATGGTTCAAGAAGGCCGAGAAGGTCGTGGATGACTTGGCCGGCGGAGTCGGGTTTTTGAACAAGGCTCTTGCCTGATTCTATGGCATTACTTACAGCATTTGCAAACTGCTCACCGGCTTCATCGGCTAGGCCACTATACCAAGCGGGTTTCTCGACAGTAGGCGGCGGTTTAGGCTGTTCCACAGATGGCGGCTGTTCCGTAGCCTGCGGAACACCGCCTAATTCTGGAAATTTCTCACGTATCTTGGCTTTGACTTGTTCGCGTAATTCGGGCGATGGATTGACGCCTAAATTGACTTCACTACCATCTGGCAACGAAACAATCGTATCAGCGGCGTTTGAGACTCGTGTGGCGTAATCTGCGGTTTTCGTACCAAGCGAATCTTGCCGTTTCTCGTTTACCGCTTGGTCATATGGTACGCCACTATGCCATAATGACGCGGCATCACGAGCGTTTCCATATTGATCGAGATACTTGCCGATGCGATGTTTAGCAACTTGCTCTTGCGCATCAGGATTATTAACAAAGGCGTCTGGTGTCAGTTTACCAAGTCCGGCTTCATCAGACCATGAGGGAATGTTATTGCCCATGATCTGATATTTGCCATATGGACGGTCGCCAGATTTATCCGGTACGCCAACTTGATCGTAGCCGCTGCTTTTTTCGCCAACGTTAGCAATAGCATCAGCAACAGTATCAATCGCAGTAGGGTCGGCCATATTATTGACTAAGGAAATCAGCGGCGCTAATACGACCTGAAGGTGACGGTTTTGATATAGTTGGCGGTGCATTCGGCTCGGGCGGAGCACCAGTTTCACCGGGGCTACCTGCGCCGGCCGGTGAGGCTTCTAATTCGCCACGACCGCTTTTAGTATAATTAACGAGACTATTTTTTGACAGCCGCACCTGTCGTTCCATAATCTTAAGCCGGTCACGCATTTGATCGGGAGAAACGAGCGGATTTTGGCCGGTATGTTTCCAAATCTCTGTCATGAGTTGCTGATTCGGACGGCCTTGAATAAAGGCGCGACCGGCAGTAATGGCGCCGAGTGAACGAAGCGCAGTATCTTCATCAAGATTATCGGGCATTTCAAAGCCCCATTTATATTGCACTTCCTGTTTTACTCGATTGAGCCAACTTTGGCGTTCTTGGTCAGTTGGAGAACCTTTCTCGTACATCTTTTTTAGTTGGTCAATAATGTCTAATGCAACATCATAACCGGCGAGTTTGTCGGCGGTGCCGACAGGTACAGGGCCGGCTGCGGTACGCGCGGCAGTCGTAGCTTTTGTTTCAGCAACTTTTTGCTGATTAAGAATATCAGCAACGCGCTTATTGAATTCGTCTGAGCCTCTTGGTTTGCCTTCATTAGCTGCTTGAAGGGCAGCATTTTCATATGCTGTTTTGCCTACCGGACCGAGTTGTGCTGTACGTTGTGCCAATGTTGCTTTGGCGACTTCGGCATCAGCGGCGGCTTTATCAACTCGTGCCGCATCGCTCGCGGCAATCATGCGGTTGTAATCGCTGCTGAATAATTCTTCCCATTTATGCGCGGCATCAGTTGCCGCAGGACCCCCGCCACGAATTTGCTCTAGGAGATGCGATTCGTATTTTTGCGGATCATTGCCCCATTGGGCGATATACGCCGCCTGAATCGGATCAATCGGCAATCCCTGTTGCGCGGCCCATTGCTGGATCATCGGGGCGCGTAATGCAAGAGGGACGTTTTGTTTACGCATTGACTCTAAGAATGTAAGCCCATTCGCCGCAATTTGCTGTTTGCGCATTTGAATCTGTTGCGCTTGCTGTTGCTGTTGGAGTACAACGTTTTGCGCGCGTTCTGCCGTGCCAGGGCCGCCGAAAAGATTGACGAGTGGACTAGGGGCCGCGGCACCACCGCCGCCGAGGAGATAATTTAATCCGCTGGCGTTACGGTCGCCAGGTAACGGCACGGGCACAGGCGGCGGTGCGGGTTGCCCGGATTGCTGCCCGGCACGTTGCAAATCCTGATACTGTTGCCAGCCTTTGTCGCCATATGCCGCCGGGCCGAGTACGTCGGCCGCGGGAGGCGCGGTAGTGATATCGGCCGCGTTTTCTGCGGCGCCGGGAAGGCCGGTTTGGGCCTGAGCGGGGAGTGGTGTGGTATCGTCGTCAGCCATTTATTTATCCGCCAAAGCCGGCTATTGGGCCGCCTTCCATGCCGGAGGCTGTAGCATCGCCGGTAGCGCCAAGATTGGCGAATGCAGGATTGCCGGTTGCCGGTTGGCCTTCCATGCCGCTTTGATACGCGGGATTTTGAGTACCCGTTGCCCAATTCATAAACTGACCCGCTGGCGACGGCCCGCCGTCGGGAGTTGGCGACGTGGCCCATTGTAATACGTTATTGCCGGCTCCTGCGGCAGCGAGTCCAACGGATGGTGCTGGATTAACAGGACCCATAGTTAATAGCGCGCGACCGAGATTTAGCTGATTTTGGGTTTGCGCTTCGGTTTCGCGAGCGCCACCGAGATTTGAAAGCAGCGCACCATAACCGGATGCGGCAGTTGAAGGTTCGCGCATCAGATTAATATTCTGCCCGAGCAGCGCATTCAAATTCGCCGCGTTTGTAAATGCTTCGTTGGAATATTTCTCTTGCAGTTGCTGATTCCATGTTGCAAAAGATTCATTTTTCTGACGGTTCAGATTGCTTAATGCCATCTGACCGACGCTACTGGATTCGTAATCTGGCCCGAAACGCTGCGTCAGTGACGCTCTAAGTTGATCTTCCGCTACGCTCCATTTATGTACTAATGTCGGGTCGATTGCCGCAGATTGGCCCGTAGCGCCGGGAGCACCACTGCCGGCTTGGGTATATTGTAATGCGCGTTGGGCCTCGCTGGATTGTAGCTGATTCAATGGATTCGCGGCGCTGAATGGTGAATTCGCCGGAATCTGACTCGGGTCCATGCGCGAGAGACCCGTAATCGTCTTCGGCATTGTCTGCAAGCGACCAAAGGAGTCTTGGGCCGTTTGAAGACTCTTGAGCATATTCGGGCGCTGCTTATTGAGCATCCGAAGCTGTTTGCGCTGAGCAGGTGAGCGGCGGCCAGCGGGGATAGCGCGTAGATTGGCGATAGTTTTATTCGCTTCGTCGAGCTGCTTTTGTGAGGTATCCAATTCGCCCTGTGCTGATTGTAAATCGGCGCTATGGTCTTCATATTGCGGTTGAAGTCCTAGCATTTGGTAAATAAGCGGATTTAACTCTTGACCTTGGCCCACGGCATTTTCCACCACGCCTCTCGCCTCGTCCAGCATATTCATCGTACCTTGGCGGAATTGCTGTTGACGCGCGCCGGGTTCGGCCATAGCTTCACGGCGGTATAAATCGCGCCGTGATGCAGCGATGCCGCGTTTTTGCGCAACGGCCCCAGCGATGCCTTGCTGAGCGCCTGAAACAGAATTCGACATTAGTGTAATTCATCCTTACGCGGTTCGGACTCTTCAGCATCCTTTGCCGGCCGAGTCAGTTTCATAACGAGTATTCTTCCAACTTCTTTCATGCCACGAATTTTACGGGCAATGTGTTTGCTGTTTTCTTCGTAATTCGTACCATGTGCTAGGCCAATAAATTCGTCATAGCCGGCAATTTTTGCAACACGCCCGGCGGTGATAAGCAGCATCGTAGCAATATTTTTACAACGATATTCAGGAATAACATATGTGCCCCATGAGCGAATGGATTTGTATCGTGTCGTGAGGCCGGGAGTTATGATACCGCGGCAGATAGTGTAACCAACAATCTTACCGTTCTCTTCCGCTACAAGGCATGGATCACCAAGCGCGGCACCTTCGATACCATGATGTATTGATGTTGCCGCGTTTTCGAGCGTCGGAGGAATATCGCCGCCTTCATCGTATGTTGATTTGAGATATTTCATCATTAGCTTACGCAACGGGCGCTCGTCTTCGGGTTTCATGAATCGAATCGTTGCCATTATGCACTCAGCCTTTCCGTGGCTTCGATAAACGTTTTGCCGTAAATCGTCTCTATTGCATTTCCGTCATCATCTGCTTCTTCACCAATCTTCTCAAACCCCATGCGACGAAGGATGGATTGGTAATGCTGAAGGGTGTTGAATACCGATACTGCGACCATCGGGACTTTTTGTGCTTTGAGCCACGCTTCGGCCATGCGCCAGAGTTTGATGATGCGCATGAAGGGCCGAGAATCGGGGTGCGCAACGATCATGTCGAGCGAAAGGTATGGGACGGTCTTGAGCATCAGCAACGCGACGATGCCTGTTTCGTCTTTCGCGACCCACATCTTGACTGGTAAATGATAAAGGTTAACATTCCCTATGGCGTGTTCGCATAGGAAGGTTAGGGTTTCGTGATCGTCGGCATTAACTTCCGTGTATGTAGTCATCCAAATAGTAAATATTCCAATAGGTTGAGGCAGATTTGCCTTTAAGCAATCCCAATTTCACCTTCACCTTCAAGAGTTAACGCATTGGCACCTGATGCGCCCCCGACGAGAAAATCCGTTGTATCGAGACGTAGGCCCGGCGAGCTAGTCCAATCGAAGGCATCGTTTCCGGCTACGGATTTTGCGTTACCGATGACTTCGGTTCCGGCAGCATTAGCGCCTGATGCGCCAAGCCACAAGCTAAATGTGGCCGGTGAGCCGGTTTTGTTGACAATGCGGATGCGCTTAATGAGAAAATATGTTGTCGTTGAATCTGTCGGTACGCCGACGCCGCCACTCAACACAGGCGGGTTAAAGAGGTTCGTCGTGAGCGAAGCGCTCAACGCGGTGGGTCCGAAGCGGACGATTTTGTTTGCGGCCATGGGGGTTCTCCTTTTAGTTCTGGTTTATTTGATAACGTGCCCAAAGAATAGCACGAGCTGTACCTGCACTTAAGTTAGTAATTGTCTGTGCAACGGCTAAAGCTGTTGAAGCGCCGGGCAAATTTGTTGTACGTGTTGCAACAAGTGATCCGTTGATATAATAGTCTACTGATGCTGCATTGCTCCCATCAATACGCATAACGTATCGCGTATCAGCGGTAACTGAAGTTCCTGTTGAGCTTATTCCTTGTGTTGTGCCGTCTTTTGATACTGCTTGCCATACAGTATCACCCGCGCCTGTATCAAAACGAAATGCAAGACGATGGCCGGCTGGATCAGCAGACCCGCTTGGATCAACGCTAAATATGCCAACCCAAATGCGCACGTTAGTAACGTCCGTGCTTGCAGGACCAGTTTTCATGACGAATGTAATATCAGGTCCAAACTGCGCTTCGGTTTCAGCGTCGCCAGAAATAAAATCCAAACCGGCGGTTGTATTAAGTGCAGTGCTGCTTACGTTTTTTAAATAACGCCCAGTTGAATCCGTTACAAGTGAGTTTGTGCCAGTTTGTGTACGAGATATAAGTCCAACTGCGTTAATGACTGTTCCCGTTGCTGTCGTTGCCATTTGAAGCCAGCCAAGGAATTTTGAGGCAGCGTTAGAGTTTGTTCCGCCGCTTCCTGTTGCGCCTTGCGCACCAGTCGCCCCGGTCGCTCCCGTTGCCCCGGCTCCCGTAGCTCCTTGTGGTCCCGTAGCGCCGGTCGCACCTTGAACACCTGTTGCACCTGTGCTCCCTTGTACTCCGGTTGCGCCCGTGCTGCCTTGTGGGCCGGTTGGCCCCGTAGTCCCCTGTGGCCCTTGGGCACCATCTTCGCCATCAATGCCGTCTACGCCCGGCGGTCCAGTTGCCCCGACACTTGACGGCCCTGTTGGACCGGTTGGGCCGCTTGCGCCTGTTGGACCGGCGCCTGTAGCCCCAGTGGCTCCAGTAGCACCCGTGTCGCCCTGTGTCGAAGCCGGCCCAGCGGGGCCGGTTGGTCCGGTGGCACCTTGTGGTCCTGACGAGCCCGTAGCACCGTCTGAGCCCGTTACCCCTTGAGGGCCAGTAGGACCAGTCGTGCCCGGCATTCCCGGCGCCCCGTCTTCGCCGTTTAGACCGTCTTCGCCGGGCGAACCGGTAGCTCCTGTTAAGCCAAAAGGGCCGGTGGCGCCAGTTATACCTATAGGTCCCGTGCTTCCTGTTGCGCCTATTGCGCCGGTAGCCCCCGCTGGGCCAGTTGCGCCGGTAACTCCGCCGGCACCTGTGTTGCCAGTCGCTACTTCAATGAATCCCGGCAAACGTTGTTTGCGGAATGACATTACGTGCCGAAACCCCAGGTAAACGTAATAGCTGGGTTAAATGATCCCGAGTTGCGCGTAGCCTGCCAATATACAAGCTGCCCCGATGTAACAGCTAAGGTCTGCACATAATCGGTAAACACGTCCACACCATTCGTCGGCGTAAATGAAATGCTGCTACCGCCGTCGATTTGAAGCGTAAGAGTAATATTACCATCCCAAGTAATGCCGCTACCGGGAGTAACGAAAACGAAATATTTAAATGTACCGGTAACGGGCCATACGATTTCAAATGTTTGAGTTAATGTGCTACTGAGCCGCGCAGAACAGGGTTTGAGGAATACTGGATTCCCTGGTGTAAAAATACCCGCTGTCGCTTGACCCCATGAATATAAACTCACGTCTTGATTTGGATTTGTACATGTATATGATATGCCGTTATGCGTGACTTGACTTGTCGGCATGCCGGTTTTGATTTCACGAATAGTAAATGCAGTAGGATTTCGTGAGCCAACGATGCCAACCGGTGCGGCCATAGTACCGCGTACTTGCGTATTCGTACCGTTTAACGAAACAGCGCTACCAACATCACCTACAGGAACGTTGTCACCTACGTTAGTTTGAAAATCAACCGCTGTGCCTACTCCTGGTGCAGCGGGCGCGGTAGCGGTAAACTGGTCGATAGTAAAGTTTCTCGGTGACCAGTTAGTGCCTGGACTAATGACGGCGCTGGTGAATCGTGTTGACATAAATGGAGCAAAAACAAGATTAGAGTCCGCCGTGCCCATATCGCGAAATGTTATTCTAGCCATTATAACACACTCTGTATGCCGATGGCAAAATGGTCTACTGTGCCGTTTGATACGCTATTGAATGTCGCAGCTTCGATACAAATCAAATCATCTTGTGCGATACTTAATGGTCCGTTTGTTGAGAAGCCGTTAAGGTTATTACCGCTTACCGTGACTGATATCGCGTTACTTGTTGAACCGTTTACGTTTATTTTAAATGTGATGCTCTTGCCTGTACCGAGTACGGTAACAAGCTGAACATATAAGAATGTAATCGTAAACGCTGCCGGAGCGCGAACCTGCACTACGCCGGCAGAGTTAGATGTAATTAATCCACCAGCAACTTCAGATATAACGCCGAATTTGTTTGTGGTGTCATAACCAGCACCGCCAGTTTCGGCACTATGTGCAAATAATGCGCCGTTAGCAACACCGACTTTGAACACAGCGTTAATACTACGGTCGTGATTCATTGTCACGCTGATTGGATTTGATGTTGTTGGTGCAGCGATTTCAAACGACGCTGCACTGTTGATAGTTGGCGAAAACTGTGACGTAACTTTCAACTTCGTGTTGCTATCGACTTCAGTAACTTGGCGCGTTTGACCATCGGCAATGATGAAGTCGTTTACATTGACTTGGCTTGTGAACAACGTACTCGTCCCGTCTACCTCAACGCCTGTGCCGCTTTTGATAGTGCCAGTGCCCGTAACTGGCGGCACTCCTGAGCCTTCCCAATGATCGAAAACGTCAGTGCCATTAGGTGTAGCGGTAAGCTGTACAACTGTACCAGTTGCATAGCGTAGTGAGCAAGTACCAGGGCAATTAATTGGCGGCATTATACGTCACTTGTCACGACACCTGTGCCTGTGCCGGATTCGGAAATTGACAAGAGGGGTTTGAGGTTGAATACTGCATTAACTGTTTTATCGCTATTCATGGTTATGCTATCGGGATTGGTACTACCAGTTAAATCGCCCGTCCACATGACGAATTCGCTATCAGCATCACCAGGAGTAGCCGTGAGTGTAACCACTGTTCCATCGGCAAACGTGCCACCAGGCGGCGAAACGCTGCCTGTGCCGGTGCCAGAGGTTGTTGTGGTAAGTAGCCAGCTAATTTGAGGCCCAGTAGGCCCAGTCGGCCCAGGCGGCGGCTCGCCCACAGCCCGCGCGGTATCCTCTTGGCCGACTTCAAAGCCGACGTAGATGGCGAGAAGTTTATAATCTTGATCCAGTCCGTTAACTTGCCAATTAAAACTAATCGTATATCCATCGCCACACATGAGAGTAAAACGTTGCCGGCGCACGGTGCAATCAACGGTAAGCGTTTGGCGCAATAGCCGATCCACTAATACTTCTACTGTTGCCGTACCCGCGGCAACCGGCTCCATAATGAATTCTACGTTGCGCCATACTTTGCGCCGAGTGCGATATACAGATGCGCTGCCGAATGGCGCGTTGACTTGTCTCACGCCGCCCATGTCGTTATGGGAGGTTTGAATAATTGAGTTGTATGCGGTGCCGTCTTTGTTACGCGCTACTTGCTCAGTAAGAAATACGGTACTCGACTCACCGAAAATTGGCTTATCAATAAAATCAGCTTGCGTTTGGCGTATCGCATAAGCCGTTGGTGTATCGCGGAAGCTGTAATGAAACCGCGGTAAGCCGCCAATATCGAGATTGCCGAAATCAAAATGGATCGTTAGGTTGTTAACTTCGCTGCCGACTGCGGGGAGGCTGAATGTCGCGATGCGTTTGAAGGGATACCACACGCTGACGCATTGATTTAAGCGTTTTAGGTTAAGGTTGTTACGTAGAAAGCGGGCGACGCCGAGTTTATATCCAAGGTCAGAAGATAACGTGCCGCCGAGAGTATTAACGGCCGAGAGCGCATGAATTTCGCCCGAAGCAGTGAGAAAGAGTACATCGGTATCGCACGGCAACACGGCATATTGACTTTGCGCGCAGCCGAGCGCTTGGCTCGTGGTATGCACTGTCCATGTAAATGCGTCGCCGTTAGAGTCGTCAAGATAATATAACCCGCGCGGATACTCCCATAGATATAATACGCCGTTATAGTTTGCACCGGCCATGAGGCGCAGGCCGACGCGCGAAGGAATTGTAAACACTAACGTTGAGGCATTTGGATCGCCCGTGCTCGTTTGAAAATCCTCGTGGTCTGACGGCGTACTCATGTATATAGCATGAGGAAAATTCTCGTTACCAAATCCAACCATGCGGTTTGCGTGAACGACGAAGTTGATAGGCTGATTGCCAGGATTGATAGTCGGTGTCGTCCAATCCAACGGCGGCTTGGCAATCATGTGCATGGTTACATCATTGCCAGTTAAAACTTCTGGCGCGTCGATACCGTTGGCGAAGAATAGTTTGCGTGGATTAGTGGCGATTTCGCTGCCGCCTTGAACGAAGCGGCCTTGTTGGACGGATTGGTTTAGGCCGGTGAAAATGATTGTGCCGACTAGCTCGCCTGTATCTTCGCCAGTGGGCTTATCTTTATAAATATTACCATCTGTTGAAGCCGTAATGAGACGTTGATTGACGATGATATGATACGCCTGTCCAGCGTTTGATAACGTCCACGGATCGGTTGTCGTTAGTTGCGTCGCTGAGATGATTTCTTTTACATAGCGTCGCTCGCCGTTAACTTCAATAATATCACCAATACGAAACCCAACTAAGCCGTTATCGGGCGAGCCGTTAAAAGTCGTACCGGCGCCGTTAACGGTTCTACTACCTGATACTGTCGTTACGGTGCCTGGTCCTAGTGTATCTTTGAATGAATGAAAATCAAACAACGCAATAATAGTTGGTTGTGTTGTCTGTACGCGGTCGTTGAATTCAACTTGGTTAGCAAGAAGGTCCATGCCGGGATGAGGTTGAGCCGCAAGCACTTCCTGACGTGCTGTAAATCCGCTTCCTGGCGCCCATGTTACCGTGCTGGGATCATCGAGTGCTGATGCAATCCCAACAATAAGTATCGGCAGTGTCAAGGCGCTATTTGCGGTAAACGAAACTGCGGTACCAGCGTGCATTCCAGATATCGTACCATTTGCCGTTCCAGTTTGCTGCAATACCGCGGCAGTATACTCCACCGCGCTCGCTGAAATATTCACAAACGGCGTCGCGTTGACGATGTTGATTTTATCAGCCGGCCCTAGTGCAGTTGTGATTTGGCCGGTGATGATAACGGTTGAAAGTGTTGGGTTATTGGGGTTGTCAGTTACGGTTTGTGTATACGTATTTCCTTGCGTATCGGTTGTGACGAATTGCGTTTTGGTTGCTGGATTAGCATTCGTTGCTCCGCCCCATACCGTCATACCGATAACAATCGTATGCCCGGCTATGACTGGTGCGCCGACGCTGATTTGCGTTCGTGGCGCAGACTGAAACGTAAAAGCATTATTGCCGCTTAATGCGGGTGAAAACGCAGTAAACGTTGTTAGCTGTGAATTACTTTGAATCGACTGGACTTGGCGTGTTTGCCCAGCCGCAGTAATGAAATCACCAACATGTAATTGTGTTGTAAATGCCGTTGCGATTGATGCACTAGTAACCGTTGTGCCGCCAGAGTGAATTGTTCCGGTGCCTGCGGTTGGTCCATATGGCGTCGTCGGCCCGGCTGAACCTGTCGCATTCCCGACAACCCTTACAAACGGCGTCAGATTATCTACTGCATACAACGCCATTGCGCCGGTCCAGAATCGCCCTGCTGACCATGTACCGGTGAATGTCGGCGCTCCGGCAACGTGGTCGGTGTTATACGGCTTGGCGCCGGCTTCTTTTCTGACGTTACGGTCTTCTTCGGTGATGCCTTCGGCCAAGATAAGGCTATTTGGCCGAATGAGCAGCCAGTTTTCAGTGAAGTCTAGACCGAAATCGCCAACGACTAGTTCTGACGATTCGCCTGGAGGGGAGCCGAAGGGCATAGGTTATGCCTTAGAACAACGGCAAGCCTGATGATGTGCGCAGTAACCCGTATCGCCCCGTGCGGAATCGTTGCTGGCGAAAAAGATGACGGCCGTTTAACTCAGACCCCGATTGAAGCTCTTTGCGATACTCTTGTGTCATACGCATGATTAATTCGCGCGTTTGCGATGCCAGCATGGATGTTTTGCTATCGGCTTTATCCTGCATGATATACATCGCCGCGCCATACGACAGCACGGGCCGATGACGAACAGGCAATAGTGGCTCTTGCGGCGGCATTTGGCCGGTAACGAGCGCGTCAGGTTGAATGATATAGCTAAACTCTATGCGGTACGATTGCGTATCCCACCGATTCATCATGATGGTTGTGGGTGAGATACGAGCGGCGGCATTCGGCGGTCCCTGATTTGACTCCATCAACGGAAATTGGTCGAATACCTGTTCGGCACTGCCGATGGCGAGACGTGGCGGATAGCTGACCGGCCAGCCGCCGAAGACGAATGGAGATTCAGCGAAGCGCGCAAAATCTGATGGTAGCTCGTATTCCGCCTGCCATAATACGAAATTGCCGTTTGCGGTTTCGGTATCTTGCGGCCATGGGCAATCGATGGTTGCGGTGAATGCACCGGCTGTATGCGCTTCGATACGCGGTACGGTGATGGGCGGAATTTCGATACCGGGCGTTTGGTTTAGTAGCTTAATGCGCCATCCTGTTACGTCAAGCGGCGGCGCAATACCGTTGAATGTAACAGTAGTGCTGTTGAACGTTAACGTAACAGTTTGCAGCGTAATGGGCGGCGGTCCACCTAGCGCCACACTCGTATTCGCGCCGATCATCGCAGGCGTGGTGTTGAAACAAAATGGCGGAAATTTTCGCAACCATAGCCAATCAGAAGTGGCGATATCGACAACGTGCGTATAAAGCCCGGCACTAGTAGCTAAATCTCGTACCCCAATCGTCCCGCCCTGCGTCAGCACGAGATAAATCTCGTTCATGTAGTCAACAGCTCTTGCATCAAACTGACTAGAGCCGTCTGTCGGCTCCTGCGCCAATTCGAGCGCGAGCGTTTTTAGCTGATCTGTAGTGGAAACGAATGCCATTTTACTTCTCCGTCTTTAATCCGCAATCCTTACACTGTTCTTCATGCTGCGTTTTAAGCGCCTTGGTCTGCAAAAGCGCACCTTGGGCAAGAACGATATTTGTTGCGAGTTTCTGCGCCTGTTCTTGCATTTGCTTAATGCCGTCTTCGAGGCGTTTAATTTCTGCGTCAAAGTCCATTATGCCACCTTCTCCCAAGTGATAAACAACCCATATTGCGATCCTAAAAACGATCCGGTATGGACAGTGCCGTAGGTAAGATTGCCCGAAGCTAGGTTTACGAAGATTGTAGCCTGTGTCATGGAGCCAAGGGTTGCCAGTGCGATGGGGCCAACGGTTATAGTCTGAGCGGCTGATCCGTCGTTGAACTTGATGTTGCAGGACACAGTACCAGCGGCCAAGGCAGCAGTGGAATCGACTAAGTAGACGTGAACACGATAGAAGCCAGCCGTTCCGGTGACGGTCGTGTCAACGATATCGTTGGACTGAGCGGATAATGGAATTAACGTCGCAGCAGAAGCAAATGCCGTTGCATGTAATCCATCTACCATATCGGCGTTAAGATTGGTTACTCCGGTAGTGGAAGCCACTACCATTGGTGCAGTGCCCGTAACGATAGTAGAAATGAGTTGGCTAGAGTAGGTGATATCAGTCGGGTCGATGGCACCGTCTACAGTTAGTTTACCGCTAATGTGAGCATTGCCGATGACCTCTAGGATATATGCACCAGTAGGAGCGGCATTGGCCCCGAATACCGCGGCGCCGACGTGGCGCATCTGGACGCCCGCACCAACGGAACGCAGCGAAAGCATCAACACGCCAGGGTTCACTGGATGAGGAGGTAAATCCTCTACGTCTACCGCGATCTGATTGGTAGCGGTCCCTCGAACAACGATGCCGCCCGAGTCGAAATAGTCTTTGAACCACAACCCACGGCGATTCGTGATGACACAGAAATCGCCGATGGTCGGCGCCGATATGGCTACTGCATGATCAATAACGGTGACGCTGCCGCCCGGCGTTCCATCGGTCGCGAGCGAGAAGTTATCCCATACGACTTTTGAATCGTTGATCGTCAGTACGCCGCCGTTATTCGACTGCAACACCGGCTCGGATTCAAATGACACCTGCTCGTCGAGCGTCTGTGTAGTGCCGTCAGCAACGATGGTGTTGTTGTCGCTGAACAACCCGACTTTTAGCTTATTAGTGCTGTCAGTGATCATGATGGTCGCGCCAGCGATGATGGCAAATATGAACGCATTGCCACCGGGAGACGCAAGATGAATCTGTCCAGGGATAATCAACGATGCATACGTTGAGTCTTGAACGAGAATCGGCGTCGCGATGGAATCGGGGTCGAGCGCAATCGCCCGCAGACCACCACCAACGACCGACGTTGCGGTTGACGGCGATAGCCCGAGAATCTGTAACGCGCCGCCCGCACTTTCGCCGATAACCTGACTTCCAACACCAAACGGCGTACCGGCCTTGATGCGAAGCTGGCCGTCGAACTCCGTGTACCCGTCAAGCGATGGATTTGAATGAATAAGAAGATTTTTACTCGCTGTACCAGAACCTGTAATAATACCATCAATATCACTACTGATTGTTGGGTTATTTGCTGTACCAACGCGTCCGCCAAGGCACAATAATTCTGGTGCTGTAGCACATGATGGGGTAATTGTTGCGCCTGTATTACCTTGTGGGCCGGTCGGGCCAGTAGCGCCCGTCGGCCCCGAAGAACCAGTCGCACCAGTTGACCCAGCGCCCGATGGCCCCGTGGCTCCTGTTGCCCCCGTTGCACCATTGCTGCCCGCAGTCCCGCTTGACCCGGTTGCACCCGTCGCGCCGGTTGCTCCACTGCCCGGGCCAACCGGACCAGTGGCCCCGGTGGCCCCTGCCGGCCCCGGATGCTTATCGGGCTCTAATGTACCGTCGAATATGTTTAACTGTACGCCCATAATAGCCTAATTGTATGAATAGCCGGCCCGGTTATCCCAAATTTTATTACTCTCAATCGTCCCGTCAGCAAAAATAACCTCAATGGGATTACCATTAAGATCATAAATAATATGTGCAATCCGCCAAACAGGATCGCTGGTAGCTCCGCCAGCCGGTCCAATGCCAACGTAGATGGGGTTGCCATCAACATTGTACTCGACTTCTAATTTGCTGACGAGCTGTTCTGCTTTGTATGGTAAGGCCATCTACGGCGTCTCCCTAACCCGCTCGGGGCGGCAAGACGCCTGTTAGGCCGTCAAGAGCGGGGCGATACGGGACTTAAAAGAATCGTGATAATCTTTGAGACTGGCAATTTTTTCGGCAATATTTGCCTGTTCGGTTTTCAGCGCATCAACACGCGCTTTATGATCGGCTTCAATCTTCTGTATACGAGTATGCATTTCGGTTATCTGATTATGCATGCCGTCTTTTTGAATTTGCGCCGTAGCAACGGTTTTTGCGTGTTCTTCGTTTATCGCAGCTATCTTTGCTTCGGCTTCTTTCTGCCGAACAGCCGCATCGCTTACCGCGTGCCTCGCACCCTCCCGCGCGGCAAGAGCCTCTTTTACCTCCTGCTGAGCAGCGGCTTTTTGCTCTTTTAGTGATTCAATTTCCTTTAGATGCCCTTCTATTTCAACTTTCAGTGCATCAACGTTTCGCTGTAATTCAGCCTCGCCGCCTGCTAATGCGCCAATCTTATCGCAAATTTCACCGAGTTTTGCGACGCCGGCAAACTGCCGCCCAAGCGCCTTACCAAGCGCAATGACTTCTTCGGTTGTCATGTCGTTTGCCATTTAACGCCCGAAACTCCGACTCGTGATGATAACCTTAACTGACACTCCGCTGCCGCTCGTGCTAGACGGGCGAATGTGCTGCGGTACAATAGCAATCGTGTCAAAACGCCCATTCGACGTGCGGCTGATATCCGCACCACTCACATCATGCAACGTAAACCACGTTATACCATCATCGCTGCCCTGAAGCACAACAGTAGCGCCACCAAACGTCCCCGTCATCTGCACACTATGATTAGGATAGCGTGACAGTTGATCGGGTACGCCGGTATCCCCGCTGCCCATCGTCCAAAGCGACTGAAGAACGCTATGCTGGACGTGGTTAGACTTGAGTGCGACCGTCGCCACGATAAGCCTTTAGGCCGAAGTATCGGCCTCGACGTGATAGGGCTGGGGCTTAGGAGCGCGGGTTAGCTTCGGCGCAACGGGCTCAATGTTGACGTTGCCACTTGCGTCGGGCGTTAGTTCTTCTGTCTGCGTCACTTCAACGTCACCAATGGTCGCGATCTTGACTTCATATACCGTCGGCCGCGCTTCACGTACTCGAATCGGGTTCTTCTTCAGCATTTCGATAATATACGGCGGCACTTCAGACTGCTTGATTTCCTTCGCTGCGCGGCGGCTATTAGTCGTATCAGGAGTGCCCTCGAAAAAGAGAATCTTGCCGTTTTGTACCTGCGCGGTAACTGGCGTATGGTACATCTCGTTCGGCACAAGCCGAAAGTCATGCCGACCGGCGATAATGCGCTCGTTTTGATCGGCTTTGAACGTGACAGACGGATTCACGCGAATCGTGTTACCCTTGCTGTCTCGTTCCTCAACTTCTCTTAATGTTGCCATCGTGGCTTCCTTTCGTTTAGGCCGTCGTGGTCGTAGTGCTGGTCGTAGTAGTAGTAGTCGTTGTCGTGCTAGTTGTTGTCGTAGTTGGAGCCGCTGTAGTCGTAGTCGTCGGCGCGGCTGTCGTGGTCGTGGTAGAAGTTGTCGTTGTGGTCGTGCTGGTCGTGCATGCCGTCATACACTGCGCAAACCCATCACCACAACCAGCCATACCGCTGCTGCTTACGCAAATTCCGCCCGGCCCACAGGTAACATCGCTGCTGCATCCGGCGCCAGGAAGAATAAACGGCCCCGACACACACGCTGGCGTATTGCCGCTACACCGCATATACTGACACCCGGTCGTGTCGTTTAACTTCGCAACGCACATGCCGGTGAAGTTTAGACCACACGTCCCATCACCAGGGCTAGTACTATCGCCGCATGTCTTACCACATTTAATACCACCATTCGCGCACGTCGGCAAAGTCGTGGTTGTGGTTGTCTGTGCAGATGCAACGCCAGCAAGTGTAACCGTAATCGCAAGTGCTAGCAAAATCTTCTTAAGTCCCATTTTCATCCCCTCGTTATGGGCAAGTGCCTGTTGGTGATGTTACTGCGTTGTCATCGAGCGTTACTGCGCCGGTTCGTGCGATAAGTCGCCCGATAACCGTGGCGCCGGTGTTTACTGTATCAGATGCTAGTGCGACCGTGGTTCCGTGAATAACAGAAGTTGTGCCATATGTTGCACTACTGCCGACTTGGAAATACACGTTCTTTGCCAGCGCGCCGTTAATCAGTACAATCTGCTTACCATTTGCAACTGTAAACGTTGAGCCGATTTGGAAAACGAAGAGCGCATTTGGATCGCCACCACCATCGAGTGTCAAATCAGCCGTCGTTACTGAAAGCGTAGATGAAGCGGTATAGACGCCTGGTCCTTTGGTCGTGCCGCCGATATCACCAGATACGGTAGCGGTAGATGACAGCCCGGCAAGGTAGTTATAAAGTGTCGTCGCGTCAGTCTGTGCCTGAAGCGATGCCGGATTGCTAATATCTTCACCGCCATCTGTGCCAGGCGGAAAGCCTGTGATAGATGATCCAGGGTCAAGTGCCATTTTGCACTGAACAACCGTAAAGCCGGTGTTCGTAATCGTAGACGAAGCCACAACGCCGTAATTACCCAGCGAACCAATCGGTACAGTCGTGGTCGTAGTTGACGGAGCCGAAGTCGTCGTCGTGCTACTAATTGTCGTTGTAGTAGTCGTAGTGGTCGTGGTTGTCGAAACCGGGCATAACTGCATACATACGCTAAAACCCGTACCGCAGGCTTCAATGCCGCTATCACTAATACACGCTTCTCCTGGCTTGCATTCACTATCACCAAGGCAACCGTGCTTGCCGAATGGAGTGCTTACGCATTTCGCGCCACCGCTGCATGCGACATATTGGCACTCGCCCTGCAGCGAATTGCCAACGCACATGCCGGTATAAAGCTGCCCGCCACTAGGGTTGCAACTCGCACCGCCAGTTGGGCATTGTTTTCCACACTTGATACCGCCATTCGCGCACGTCGGAAGCGTAGTGGTCGTGGTTGTTTGCGCAAATGCTTTGCCAAACAAAAGCAGCGAAATTGCAAACGTTAGAAGAATTTTCTTCATTAATACCCGCGAGCAAGAACAACTAGTGTCGTTGCAGGAGGCGCAGAGCCGCTATCATAATTCGTATCTGCCGACTTCAAACTATTATTAGTCGAATCGTAGGTAAAATACACGCTTCCCGCATCAGTCGAGTCAATTACAATCACATACTCTACCTGATCTTCTGGAAAGCCAAGCCCGATGCCGCTGAGCGGAATACCCGTTGCCGGAACCGTTAGCGCGCTGTCTCCGAACGATACGCTTACGAGATTACTATACCGCGGAGGCTTATCGGTAAGCAGTGAACCCTTGGGATATGGTTCGATGACGTATATTACGTCGTCTTTCGTAATGTCAGCCATTTACCACTCCTTTTCCGACATTACGTTAGTTGCTATCAACGTCAGCCGCTTCGACCAGACCCGCGCCATCGAGATACGTCTTGGCATAAAACACAACCTTGCTGCCCGCAGTCCCTGCGCTTGTAACTTTAAACACAAGCTGATCGCCCTTGTCAAGCGTCACTTCCGTATACGCTCTGAGGCACTTTCCGCCTGTGAGCAGTCCAAGCGTGTTCGTGATAATCCCGTTAGGAATCTGGTTTGCGTTATCGAAGCCATTAACGCTCGGATCACCGCCTACTCCGCCCTCGGCCGCAAAAGCCGCCGTGAAGACAGGAATAACAACATCGTTCCCAACATCGCCACCCGTGCGCTTTGATACGGTGTATGCAAAGGCTACTCCCGGCAGTGCCGTATCACCGGTCGTTGCCACGCCTGCTTCAGCCTTACATCCAACCTCAACCACCGTCATCCGCTCCCAAGCGGTGAACGCTCGCTGTGTAGTCGTGCTGTCGCCGTTATCGCCAAAAGCGCCGTTGCTGAGAGGCGTCTCGAAAGTAGCCTGACCGTTCTGTCGTGCCATGATAGTTTTCCTTTATTCCTTTTTGCCTTACAGCGACGCGAAGTGAATAACCTTGCCCTCACCAGGTAGGGCACTTGACCATAGAAGCTGGAAGCCATATACGCCGTACCAGCCAATGAGGCGCTGTCGGCCTAGATCGGTAGGAATGCCGGCGCGTAGCTCGGGCGTAACGGCCTCCGCGAATGCAACCGCCTCACGACCAAACATCACCGCTTCACCGAGTACCCCGCTCCCCGCCTGCGTCCATGTAGACGTTAGCGCGGTGGCGTGGTTGGACTCAACGAACGTGGTATCTTCAATCATCCCCACTTCGCCGTTCCACTTGCGCTCGGGGTCCTTGTAAGCCGCCCAGCCAATGAATAGCGGATCGCGCTTAATACCACGAAGGCCGAACGTGTTGCCGATGCAAACATAATCGGTTTCGTCCTTAACGCCCGGCGCGAGTAGAGTGCCGACGAGATAATCTCTCGCCGTCTCGATGAGGAAGAAGTTGATGTTGCTACCGGCGACCGCGCCCGGTGAGCCGTTAGTGGCCGTGCTGACCACTGCGCTCGAAACCGGCGTCATAACCGTTGCGGCTGTCTTGAATGCGGCTGCGGCCGTCGCATCCAGCACTAGCTTCTGCTGATCCACAAGGCGCTGCGAAATCCAGTCTTCCGGATCATAATGGTCAAGGTCTTCAAGCAGTCCGCTATACGGCACCGCCTGACCGAATTCCTTAACCACGACCGTCTGTACCTTGTAGTTAAACGGTAGCTCGGGAATATTGCTATTCTCGCTAAGCTGGGCCGAAGCCGGTTCAGCCAGAGTCGGCACGAGAGGAATCGTTACGCTCTCGCCCTGCTTTTTGCCGAAGGCGGGCTTAATGCTGACGTGCTCGAAAAAGCGCGTGCGGGCGATGGCCTGCTTGAAGTATTCTTCGGATAAAGCATGGTTTTTAGCCACGCCCGCGGGCACATCGAAAGTCCAAGACATTCCAGTTGCCATGTAGTCTCCTAAATTGCTAACTAGCTATTTGGCTAGTAGCTTCTCCTTCCAACCTGATTACGTGTTTTCGTGCGAATGCGATGGCAGTTGGAACAGACCAAATCACATTTCGCAATTTCTTCAATAATCGAATCAAGGCTAAATGACTTCATGGCTCGGTAATTTAGCTCAAATACCTTGTCAACTCCGGGCCTGTGGTCAAAATCCATACAGCACGTCGGAAACGACTGTTTGCAATCAAAACAAGGCGCAGACTTAAAACGATCAATTAGAAGATCGGCGCGTTCTTGATTATGCTTAGCAGTCTTATAGTGTACCTTTGCTTTGTTTTCAGGTTTTGCATACCATTTTGCATATGACGCTCTAACAGCCTCACGATTCTCCGCCCTAAACTTAGTATGCTTAGTCTTATTACACGGCTTACAAAGCGGATTCAATCCATCGGCTCGGCTGCTATCCTTGCCAAAGTCTGTAGTTGCCTTCGTCTCCTCACACTTATAACAGCGCTTGGTTGAAGGGTTTAGCTGAGTAACTGTAGCGGTATTAATCATACCACGATCTTATCTCAAAAAATTAAATATTCCAATAGCATGGCGCCTACCCGCTTGCAGCCATCTTCCGCGCCCTAACTTCCGCCAACGACGCCGATACCGAGCCCTTTGGAAAACGTTCTTTTGTAGTCTTTTCGGTATCTTGCTTCGGCGGCGCAGGTGACTTAGCAGGTGCGCTAGCGGCTAATGTTGGCGGCGGAGGAGGAGGAGGAGCGACGCGCTTACCTGCGGCCATCAGCTTGACGATCTCTTTTGTGGCCTTGGCTGCGGCGTCGGCAAATTCGGACTTCTTGAGTGCTTCGCCTTCTTCAACTGTTTTCAGCGCGGCAATTTTGCCCGACGCAAATACCGCGTTAAACTGGTCTTCGAGAATGCGGTCTACGATAAGTTTAGAGTCTTTTAGAATCGGATACTGGTCGTAAAACTGTACATTCAATACCGCTCGCGCACGTTCGCGTTCAGAGACTTCGTTTACCTGGCGCGTTTTGGCCTGTTCGGCTGAAAATTCAGCTTTGGCTGAATCACGTGCATTCTTCGCCACGGTATCCACGTATGCCTGCATCCGTCGGTTATATTCTTCCGGGTCGTCAATCATGAGTTTGGCTTCAGGCATCTTTGGCTCATTGAGTTTTGCCTGTGCATCAGCGAGTGCCTTTTCAGCCGCTAGCTCGGCTTCGGTCTTAGGCTTCGGTGCTAGTTCAGCGCGTAACTCGGCGGCTAGCTCGGCCTTGAGCGCCGCGCGTTCGTCAACTTTAATAGACTCGGTTTTGATGCTCTCAGCCTTCTTGAATGCGGCAGCGAGGCTTGGATCGACACTGATTTTCTGCCCGTCGATTTCGATTTCTTCAGAAGTAGGCGGTGTAACCGCCGGCGGCTCAACTTTCGCGGGCTCGGCAGCTTTTGCCTTTTCGGCTTCCGCAGCTTGTGCAGCGATTGCAGCATCTGCTTCCGCCTTAGCCGCCGCAAGGGCTGCTGTATCATCAACAGGCGGCGTTTCGTCTTTCACAAACTTACCCGTTTCAGGATCACGCGGCGCATTCTTTTTGCGCATCTCCTGTAGCTGCTCCCATTTCGCATTTACCGTATCGTCGGCCATAATTTATCCTTCCGTGTTAGGAGAGTTTTTGGCCGGCTTTGCGGCCGGCGCGTTCAATATATTCTAAGTTGTCTTTGAGATGTTGGTTTTCTGCAAGTGCAGCGACAAATAAAAGCGCCTGTAATGGCGTGTATTCACGCTCACGAGAATTGTAACGATTGATGGCATCACGAATGAGATTTTCACGGCGCTCGGTAAGAATCGGTATCGCGACGCCCAAATCCTGCGTCGCTTGCATGCCGCGTTGAAGGCTGGTAAAGAGTTGTTCGGCGGATTGTTCTTTCATGTTATACAAAATCAATCTTAACGCCTAGCTCATCTGCCAACTTCAGCAACCGCTGCCGCTTCTCTTCCATTTCACAATTTGGTTCGTTATTACGCTTATCGTATTCGCGTGCTCGTTCAAGCAACTTGCGAAATTCGGTAATTTCTTCGTCGGAAATTGGCATCGGTTTGTATGGTGAAAGCGGTTGAGGATATTCAGGAAAATGCCGTGGCGTCTGCCACTTATCCCAATAATGATCCATCACCATACTTACAACGCACATTAGAGCACCTCCGTAAAACGTTCGTCAAACGCCTGTGGATTTGGCGCTACATCGGAATGGTTCAATGTTAGGTAGCCACGCTTCTTCACGCCGCTTAGCTCGATGCCAAGTCGCGCTTGCTGAAGATAACATCCTTCTACCGCGCGAAACAACGTCTTTGCCCATTCCGGTGCATCGCGTTCAGCGGGTTTGGCAACATTAATAAACCACACCAACGCTTCTCTGGTAATCTCAGCCGGCGACCGCATTTCCTCGCCGTGTATCTGACCTTCCGTGTCATAACGAATCATCTTCTTCGCTTCTCCTTCTAAACGAATTTGACGGGCAAGGGTGAGGTTATTACGAACGAGACGAGTAATAGCATCAATAATAGCTCGTTCCCAGCCATATGTCATTTCGACAAATCGACTGCGTTCGTTCCACCAATATTGCCATTCTTTAGATGTTGGTAGTGCGGCTAATTCTAACTGGCGCAATCCTTCTTTGACGGCGCCTGTTCTATCGGCAGCCACTATTCACCATCACCCATCGTTAGTTTTTTGAGTGCCTTCTTATGCCGCATCGCATCCTTCTCGTGATCCACCGCATGGCGCAGATCGTACTTGATTGTATCCCGATGATGCTTAGCAGACATTGCCTCAGTTGAACCGTCGGCACCCTTCGGAATCGACTTGCCGTCGTCCTTGCCTGGATTACCGCTCTCGATTCCCGCGCCTTCGATTTCTTTGATATTTCCCGCGCCGGGGTCTTTGTATACGCCAAGCTGCTCACGATGGTACTCATTTGTGTGATGCTGATATGTGCTACTGCCCATTTCATCAGTACATCCGCCGCGAAGACGTCGATAACCGTTTTTGGCGATATCGGTGCCCATGCCGGAGGGGAGGGGTCGTCGGATAGCCATATTACTTATCCTCTTAATATCCAATAATAAATAAACGAAATGTACTTAGAACAGGCATTTGATTACCTTGTAAAAATAGTGTATTTTTATTTATATTAAAAATAGCAGGCATTAAAGTTATAAATGTAGATTGTGAATCTGTGCCAAAAATAATTATAACTTCAATTACGCCGTTTGGTAATCCTAACAAAGACGGAGTAAGTGGTAAACCGTCCGCAGGGACAGTTTTAACACCGTCACCAAATGTAATATCAACAATATTTTCGTACCGACCTTGCGTTTCAGTAATGCGTTCTCGTATAATTGAATACGAAACATCTTCTGCGGTCAAATCGGCCACTATTTTCCTCTTCGTTCCTGACTCAAACCAATTGCGATAGCCTGTTTGCGGTTCTTGACAATCGGGCCGGTTTTGCTTCCACTATGTAGCGTACCAGCCTTGTATTCTTCTAGCGTGCCCTTGACACCGGGGTTGTGGCCGATTGCGGTAACGTCGTTTCCGGCCATATGGCCTAAGTAGTCTCGCGTATCGTTTAACGGGCTCAAACTACCGATCATTCCAAATCCCTGTTGCCCTGTCAGCGGTACGTTGTTATGTCCTTCGGTCGTAACGTTATCCCCCGCCATATGCCCAAGATAATTCAAACTATCCTGCCCATACGCAACGGGCGCGTCGCCTGTGTCTTGCGCGCCGCCCATATCGGCGGCAGTTTTCGGTGCTGATGGCACGTATTCATTTGCTTTTTCGCTCACACCCGTTCCGCGCTGAAAGCCCTTACCGCCAGTTGAAGCGAGAGGACTTTTTGCAGCACTTTTCATACGAGCAGCGTCTTCTTGCTGCCGCTGTCGGGCTTGGGATGCAGCTTCAGCTAAATCCATTTAGTCCTTCATAGCATACGTCAAGAGTTTTTTCTACTGCTTAGTTTGAATCTACCATAAACCATTTATTCGCTAATCCGCCACGGTACAAAACAAATACTGCTTTACCGCTTCGTACAACTCCTGAGCCATTAAACTGATTGGTTCCAGAAGAACGCGAATCATGATCCTCAAGAAAACAATCAAATCCCGATGAGTTTTGTAACATAAGCAAACGCCCATCTGCGCCGCCTGCAATGCCGGTTAGTTGAAAATTTGGACTATTGCTTCCGCCGCCGAAAACAACAACGTCGGTAGTGCTGTTGATAGATAAGTTATCGGTATTAGTTGTACCGAATGTAACGCTTTGTGTGATGTATGTTGGCATATTATGAGCGCTTACGCCCTGCGGCGGCCATCTTTGCCATCTTCGCCTTGCCATACTTCTTCATTCCTGCGGCAGCAGCCACCGCAGCCGGATTCTTCGCGCCCGACGCAGCGGCACTCTTTTCGACAGCCTTAAATCGTCCACCGCCGCCGAGTTTCATTGACGTGTTATGTCCTTCGGTCAGAATCTTATTCTTCGACCCCTTGAGGCCCTTTAGCGTTTTATCTTCCATCTTTTCATACGCAGCCGACTCACCGGCTTCATGCGTAATGCCCTCTTCCGCACTGCCGCTCTTAGCGACAGTCGTGGCGGCATTTTTCGCGCCCGACTTAGCTCGCGATGCCATGGTCGCTGCGCCCGGCCGCGTTTCGTCTAACTTCTTATGCGAAAACGGCTGTACCATTGCGGGGTTTGGCTGACCGTCTGGTGCCTGCGCGCCCGTGCTGCCACCTGCGCTCCCGCGCGATGGCTTGCTGCGCGTATGACCGTTTACCTTGACGCGGTTAGCATGTGCTTCTTGGGTCTTGGTAACAGACTTCATAACCTTACCAAGATAGCTAAAAGGATCGCCACGTTGAATAACTTTATCCATTGTCTTATGCCTTCTTCTTTCGTTTACGTTTTGGGGCGCTGTCGGTTGTCGTTTGCTGTGCGGGACTAGACGGCATCATACTCCCACCATCGTTCGCGTCCATACTGGCCGGTGATCCGGCATGTGGTTCAAGCCAGTTATCAAGCGCATCGTGCAAATGGCCGCGGGCGCTTTCGACGTCGCCTGTCATGAGATGCCCAAGTGCGCGGCCGATGTTTTGCGTCATGGCGATATGCGCTGGATGCTGAGGGTCGGAAATCGGGTTAGGATGCAAGCTAACAGGCTTGACGTTTGTTGGTACTGGTGCAGCCTTCACCGGCATCATGGATGCGGATTTTGGCATTTAACCTCGCCGGGCCTTACGAAGACCCTGACGTGCGATTTTTCGCTCACCACGCGCTGACTTGAGAGCGCCAAACGCTGACTCAGCGCCGCTGACGTTGCCGCCTTTGATAGCAGACTTTAGTCCCATACGAGCGTTCTTAACATCACCAATTGCACTCTTGAGCCCGCTCTTGGCTTCGCCTACTGCCGCCTGCCGCGTTGCCATATTTTCATTTCGTGCAGACTGACGTGCGGCTGAAGCGGTTGCGCGACGCTGACCAATAGGAATAGCCGATGCGGCTTTTCGCGCCGCAGCCATACCGGCAGGATTTGCACCGGCCTGACGTGCGGCAAGTGTCGGATTAAGAACAGCATCAAATTTCGGCTTTGTTCTACCGCCGCCCATTGACGGCGCGGTGCCAGGTGACGTCGGGCCAGTAGATGTTCCCGGCATCGAAGGCGGCGGAGTCGGCATATCACCACCACCGCTCGTCATAGGCGGAGTACGCGGTGTTGATGGCTTAGCTCCTGTTCCCTGCAGATTCCCAACTCCACCAATCGGCGACGGCTTAGCACCCTGCCCCATCGGCATATTCACTGTTGAAACCGGAGGCGGCGTACCCAACGGCCCGCCCGGTGCTCCCTGATTATGCCCGCGCTTCAAAACCTCAGGTGAGCGAAAATGCCCCAAATACGCATGCACATCGCCGCCCTTGATCTGGCCCATCTGCCCGCCATTGGGCTTAATGCAAACGACGCTTACGCCCAACTTAGTCTTCTGCTCTGGCATAGACTGATTGCCAGTCATATCGGCTGACGCTTGCGGTCGAGCAGTTTCGGCCTTGAGCCCGGCCTTACCTTCAGGCGCCTTTGACATACTCGGCCCTTCGCCCGGAGCACCAGTCTTGCTCTCCCCACTCTTCCAACCATCTCCCGTTACATACTTCTGATGATCGGGATTACGGTAATTTTCCGTGCTGGTAGGGCGGTTTCTAAATGTAGCCATAGTCGTAAGTCACTCCTCAAATAAGTAAATATTCTTATTACAGCCCGCCTGCTTGTGGCTGCGGTGCAGCGGGTACTTGTCCTGTGGGCGTTTTAGGCGCCATAGCACCTGCGCCAGTCGGCATTTGATCCTGACTGGCATCGACTAATGCCGGCGGCGACCCGCCAGCCGGGCCGGGCGCGGTTGGGCCACCTGCGGCGGGCGGCGTATTGGGATTTTGGCCCATCGGTGCGGGTTGAATTACTTGGGCTTGATTGATTGCGTCTTGCGCCATCTGCTGCGCTTGTTCTTGGTTTTTTTCGTCTTGAGTTTTTTCTAGTGTCGTCGGATCAACGCCAGAGTTGCGAATAAGCTGTTCTGCGAGGCGCGTGGTGCTGTATTGCCCGCCGGGGCCGAAAATCGACATGAGCGGCGAGCCAGGCTGGCTGGCAAGCTGCACCAGATTCGCCAGCTTTGTCATGATACGATTTCGCGCCGTGACGCCTCGTAACCCGCGGCATTTGAATTTGGCTGATTGCGCCAAAATCGTAAACCGCTCTTGGTTGGTCATCTTCATAATCTCAAGCGTGCGCTCGGGGCCGAGAATCTGCACGAGATTTGGATCGCTGAATTTGTGGTCAAATTCGTATTGCAAAATCGTGAGCCATTGTAACTCGAACAGGGGCTCAAGAAACGAGTCTTCTACGCGAGCAGCAATCGACTCAAATAACGATCCGCTTGCTTGCATGGCTTCGACAATCGCGGTAGCGGTACTCTCCTTCGACGGCTGCTGACCTAACTTCAGATCATTCGTCGCCATCGCGGTTTGAAACTGACGCATAGCCAAGTTGAAAATTTCAAGCGCGTATTGCGGCAGTTCGCCGCTATCGAGTTTCTCCCACGCTTTATACCCTTCTGGCGTATTCGGCCGCAGCAAAAACGTACTCGCCTGTGGAATGCCCTCGGCAAAGTCTTCGGGATTTTCTACGAAATCCGTTCGCATCTGCCCTTTGCCCCACACCGCGGTCAACGCACCATCGAACATTAGCGACATGACTTCGTTTAAGAATTGCCACGTCAATACCGCGTCATCAGCCAGCGCCTTATGAATCGTGCTGTTCGGCGTGCGAAGCAGCGGCGCACTCACGAATGGCCGTTTGCCGTGCCAAAACGGATTCGGCGTCGGCGGCCGAAGCAGTCTATCATTACACGTTGTCCAAAACGCATTCGTCGCCAATACTTCGCCGGTATCAGGGTCAATGAGATCGCCCCAAAACTCCCGCACTCGTACTTCATCAGGATCATGCTGAATAAAAACGATATCCTGCGTCACGCGTTTGTACATATCCGCGTATGTCGCATTTGCCGTGCCGCGTATCGCGTTAACAACTTCTGGATCATAATCCGGGTTGGCGCCCAAATCCGCCACATGCACTGTGGCTTCGTGGATTATATATTTATTCAAAAGGCTCGGGTCCGGAAACCAATCTTCCCATGGGATGATTTCCGTGCAGAGGCGAAAATCTTGTAGCTTATCTATCGTCACACTCTGCTGTAAGCCCGTTGGCACTAGATCGTATGCCGATAAATCTTCTCGATATCCAAGTTTACCTTTTTTCGGCTGCGATTGTACAAGGCGATATTGATATTTGGTACAAAACCTCGCATACACCTTTGCCGTGATAATTGACTCCAATAGTCCGCGCTTTACGCCATCACTAATAAGATTTGCGATGTTGTAGGCGTTTTCCGGCGCATCGCCCGGTACCCAGAGGCGATACAAATAATACTTTAATAACGCCGCAATCGTATCCGGATCAATCGCCGGATCGCCAATCCCAACAGGATCAACCGTAAGCCAATCCTCGGTATCAGTGAGTCCGCGCTCCAACGTTCCGGTAGATTGCTCAATTGATATGCCAAAATCCGCAACTGTTTGCTGTGTCTGCCATGGTAACTTGTGGCTCCAATCCTGTCTACTATGATAGGCATTCCAGTTTGCCAAATTCTGCGCGCGGCGATTCCAACGCGCTTGCCATGAACGATTCCACCAATGCCCCGATATGCGAGTGCATTTGTCCGCTAAGTCCTTCTTGGATTGCGTAATAATATTTGCCTGTCGCGCCATGTTCTAACTCTTAAATATTCTAATAATTATTATAACGTTTTGGCGGTCTTATCCCACCACCGGCCATTCTTCGCAGTCGCCCATCAGCATCATAACTCACTGGCGGCATACCAGCACGACTGCTCATATTGCCGCCTTTGCCGAGATAGCCGGGCGAAGGTACTCGGCGCAAACCATGACCCACGGCAATGAACCTCGGCACCGGGTCGGTGTAGCTTATTGCATACCCTATAGCATCTGATGCGTGAGTCCGCTTATAATACGGGCTGTCCATATTATGCGTTTTCTTGATCCCGCCTTTTGGATCGCGGAGCACTTCTTCAAAGTCCGCAATCGTTTCTTCGCAATGTGGGCCGACAATTAACCCAATGCGCCCCTCTGACCCCGATAGCTGCCGATTCGTCGCGTTGATGCGGTCCACGACAGGCGGGTTGCGCTCGGGCAGGCACATTTCAATCGGCACCGGGTAGCCTTTGAGTCCTTCTTGGATGATGTAATAATTGCTGACGCCGCTTTGTGGGCTACGGTTTGCGCCGGTTTGGTCGCCATATATCTTCAGCATCGCCCCATGAGTCGGATACCGCCGCCGAAATTCATCCGTCATCATACCAATATTGCATTGATCGGTTACGATTTCATCAAAGAAAAACCACGTATCAAACCCCTGCACATTGAGCCGCTGCCCAATGACCCACACACACGGGCTGACGTTGAAGTCGATACAGAGACATAGTGGCGCGCGAGGATCGAGGTTTTCGGGTACGATGCGGTTATCAACATGGATTTGGCGGTTGAACGCAGGGTAGGCCATCGTGCCGCCGATACTCGGCAGCAATTCGCCATCAACGCGAATGCGCCGCTCTAGACTCCCCGGCGGAAACATTTGCTCAAGGCGCAAAATCTCTTCGCGGTTGATATGCGGGTTATCCCGCATGCCCATGGTGAAGATATCGAGATTAGGGTGCGGATTGCCGATATTGTTTTCCTTATTCCCTTGCGCCCAAAACGGCTTGATTTTCTCCGGATAATACCAACTTACACCGCCTGCAACACCTAATGGGGGCAATAAGGTCGCCGCGAGCCGAATAAGCAACCGTCTCCCCCCGCCCGGCACGCGAAATGTAGCTTCTTTATAAACCTCCCACTCACAAATCTCATCAAACGCCACCATATCTCGCGCGGCTGACTGGAAGACTTCGCGTCCTGCATCGGCAGTTTTGAATCCGATGATGCTGCCATTTTTGAGTCTCCACGTTTGCTCGTTGATGTTCCAGCTATCTATTTCGGTTTGCGGAATGAACGCGGGGTGCGTTTCGGCCGCGGTATACGCCGTCGAAACGATTTTCGGCTGAATGCCCTCTTTGCCTAGCCGCTCGGATAGCGTCACGACCCAAATACTCATAGCGCGGTCGATGATTTCGAGGCGGCCGCCAGCCGCGTATGATGTGAGCGGATTTGGGTTGCCAAAACGAGCTAACGATGATACAATCGCTGCGAGCGCATCAGACTTTCCGCATCGGTTGCTGCCCAATAACGCGGCTTCAGACTTTGTGCATTCCAAAAACATCTTCTGACGCACAGAAGGTGCCCAAATGCGCAACGGGTCATGTTCCCATCGTGAGCCTAAGATTTGGGCCGCCTTCGCGGCATCTAGCAATCCAAACTGTCGCACGCTTATTCCGCTTCCTGCGGTTTCGTCCAGTTATCAGATTCTTTAAACCCTGATGCTGCGTTTGCCACAATGCGCCGCAAATCCGTTTCCCCTAACCCATCAATCCCCGTAGGATCATCGTCGCCCGTCACCAAAAATGTTCGTAGCCGCGTCACGTCATCAACGCTCTTACTCGATTGCATGACCATCTTGTTGACGCGCTCTAACACCACACTCACTTTGCTACTTAGCTCAAGTGCTACCGTAAGCGCGTCGGTAATACGTGTCGGAGCGGCTTCGCCATTCGTGCTAAATGTTGTCGGCGCCATATGCTCAAGAAGTAGCTTAATCTCTTCGCCAAGTTTCATCATAAGCTGCTGAAGCATGGGCGTATATTGCTTCAATAGCTCGGCGCCGCCCTCCGCATTTTCAATTAAGCTCGCCACCACATCATCAAGGCGCTCAGGCGCAAACCCAGCCTTTTCATTTACCCCTAGTACCTTGGGTTGGAATACTTCGACGTTTCGTGATCTGCCACGGCTGTCGGTTAACGCGCCGTAAATCGCAGACCGTTTACCCGGCATTATTTCGATTCCTTTTGTTCGCTTAGCTGCTCGCCAAGCGTCTTACGTCCTTCGCGCGGCTCCCACCAATCGCTACAATAACTATTCGCATCTTTCGTCGGTATCTTATTCCCCCCATTCCACTTCTGAAAATACTCATTCGCACAATACAAATTCGGCCGCAAATACCTACAATTCGCACAACTACTCCCCGGCTTCGTCACCGCCATGCCGGGCTTATGGTCTTTCGGATACGTTACTTCTTTCGCCATCGCTTCTTCGCCTTCGTCTGCCTAATACTCTCACCACGGCTATCGGATTCCGCGCTTCGTCGGCACCATCTCGACTCTAACTGTCTCGATTGCTCACGACCGCTATCAAACGTACCACCGCGATACGGCTTATCCCTCGGCCGCTGTGCCATAGATTTCGTCACCAACTTTGCGAGCAGTGCCGAGAGTGCTCGCTGCCAATGATCGCCGCTCGGTCGGCGCATAACTTTGCTCGTTTATTTACTTCGCTGTATCGCGCACGAGTCCCGCTGCCGCAAAAACCGGCGTCAGCGCCGCAGCCGCCGCGCCTAATGAATCCACAATCGGGCACGCAGCCGGATACACCGCGCACGCAATCTTCCCCACAATCGGCGCAATAACCGCGATAATCGCCGCATATTTCGTTCGCCCGCCCACGCCAACCGGCACGGCCTTATCCACCACGCCGCCAAGCGCTTTTGCAACGTTCAAAAGTGCCGTCAGAACATCTGTCATCGTAATACCCTCCTTCGTTTCAGCCAACGCAAAATGCGTCGGCGCATTCGACATACCCAACTCGGCCGCTTCGGTTCGCGTGATTGCATTTCCCAAAGCTCGCCGCCAACCATAATTATTCACTTTACCCTGGATTCACCATATCTAATAGTTTTGACAAATTTTTCACGTTCTGCAAACTTGCCGGAGCAACTGCCGGCGCGCTTGGCGACGCTTTTAGCGCTTTAGCATACGCCATCAAATCCTGCTGCTGTTGTGATGTTAGCCGCTGCATCGCATTTGCTCTTGCGTGTGGATGATTTACTTTAACTGTTACTACCGTTGCCATGATTATCGTTTCGGCACCGTCCAACCGCTGCCGTTTACATATTCAAATCTCGCCTTTAGCTCTTGCACATCGAGATATAATTTAACCGCGCCGCCTAACAGCGCAACAACTACTGCCGTAGCGACATTTCGTAATACGGTTTTAGTAAAATCATTATCACGTCGCATTATGCTGCAACCTTATAATTTGTTTGTCGCCAACTATCAAGAGCCGTTTTAATTTGCGTTTGACGACGCGGCGAACAAAACGGATAAATTGTCATAAGAAAACCGCGCGCTCTGACACCTGTTAATTGCCAACGACGCATTTCCTTAATATTATATTCCTTGGTGAAATGTTGCTTCATATATCCAGGCGGTAGAATGTATATACTTCCTCCAAAAAGCGCCTTTAATCTGTTTGGCATCCATTCATCAGATTGTGCAATACCGACTTGAATCCGTCCTTTGTCAGTACGCACAGTCCCTTCACCTTCATACCATCCGGCAGCTAAAACTAGATCACGAAAATTTGGCTTCTCTGTTGGTGCTGTTCTAATTTGTGGTTTTACAATTCTCTGAATTCCTTTTGACGCCTTTGAAACTGCTGCTGCAATTTTTTGCTTATGCCATTCAGGCATCGTACCATATCTTGGCATTAAATTCCACTCCTCATCATTTCTGCCAATTCTTTAGCGCGCACCCCTACTTGTTTTGCCCAAGTTGAATCTAGCATTTCGTTCGCGGCGGCGTTGAAGTTTGCCGCTTCGGCCGCTGCTAGCATCTTCTTGAACCCCATCAATCCGTTCATCCCCAAGTTGTAAGTCATAGAAATAAGTACATGCTGCCTTGAGTCGCTTAACCCGCCGAAGAAAATCAGCTTCGTCGTCAAAAGCTGCCATATGCGCGTGATATCGCTATCAAGCAAAAACTCCGCTTCGGCTTCTGTTAGTGGATTCGTTTCGAGGCACCTGCCATACCCTATCGTCCATTTATTGTTCGTATCCTTATACAACTCCGCCTTAAATCCCTCCTGGCGCTGAAGCATCGCTTTGATGATGCTGCGTTTCATATTTCACTGTCTAAAGACTTGCCTCATAATATGCCATTGTAATAGTTAACGTGCTCCCGGTTCCTTGGCTAAACGGATTCGCCGCTACTGCCACCACCGGATCGTCAATCGGATAATGCCCGCCAGATGCAGTATATGAGGTTTGTGTTGTTGGCGTTACGGTGCCACCGAAAATAACATTACTTTCAGATGCCAATACGTTACCCTGCGCGATAACCGAATGCCGCGTAGCGCCGTTCTGTGTCTGAATCGACACATCATCGCCGTCTTGGAAATCCATAACATGATTAAACGACGAAACAACGAAAATCGGTGCGATATATTTCCCCGAAGCCGGCGTAACGAGCACAACCGGCGTTGGCATTGCGGCTAAATCAGCCGCCGTGAGCACTTTTTCTACTACCTGTACGTTGCCACCTCCGCCGCCAGAAGGGCCAGTCGCCCCCTGTGGTCCAGTCGGCCCCGTTGCCCCACTACCTCCGCCACTCAAATACGGCAAACTATCCCACGGTGTAGACCCATCGCCCACTTTCAACTTTCCCGTATCCAACTCCACGCCCACTTCGTCGGCCGCGAGGCTCGGTGGTACGGTAGATGATTGCGGCAATAGCCGGGTTATGATGCTGATTAGGTCTTTTAACTTATCTGCTGCAAGTGCCATATTACTTGTTACCTTCCATCGTCTTCTTCTTGATACCGCGTATCCGTGCCCTCGTTTAAAACATCGTTTGCCGTTGCCATCAGCGACCCGGCCAGTTTCCACATATCGCCGCTATTAGCGAAACCGAACGATTTGCCCACTCCACCATCAGTATGATTCGTCACGATAGCGATGGCACTGATATCGCCTTCTTCGGCCACTTTCAAAAGCGCCTGAAGCCGTCCAATAATCTCTTCCCGCCCATCAAGATATGCAATCTTAGCCATCTTACACCCCCGGCTGACGCGATGACTCTCGCTTTGGCGTACTCGACACCGGATCAGGCGTCGTTTTCATCCCCGGAATCGGTACCAAATCAAACTTCCCGGTACAATTATTAAACAATATCGCCACATTTGAGCCATCAATTACACCCTGAATCGCATAACACTGTTGCTGCGGAGCGCAGCCGTGAAGCGCCGTAAGCCATAGCATCAACACGATGGCCCAAAAGCCGATAATAAAGCCGGTTGTAATATGGCGCATTATCGCACTTCGCCGGCTAGCGCATCTGACATGGTGAGTGAGATACCATTATATCCCGTCGTATTGCCGTTTTTACTGTTCCAGAATATTTCCGCATTCGTTGGATTGCTGGTCCACGTCGGCCAAACGTGAATAGGCGTGATAGGCGCCGGCATAGTCTGCGGCCCAGGCTGCCCGCACGTCCTACATCGCCCGCAATCGGGGCAAACGGCGGGCGGCGGCTGTGGATATGTCACTGTCACGGGTACGTACCCGCCCGGCGCAAACCCCGTACAATCACCATTTGCCATCATCTTCTTTCTCCTCACCAACACAAATATTCCACCGCATAACATATCATAATCATTAGCTAATAGCCCAATACTTGCATTCCGGCTTCTTTCCGCCGCTGTTGAGTACGATTATGATGACAAGCCTTGCAAACTAATTCTGTCTTCGGTAATTCTTCAAGTAATTGCTTAGTCCAGCCACGGCCAGCTAGAGCCGATATAGTTGCTTTCTTTTCATAATTTGGCAGATGGTCAAATTCCATCATAACTTCAGGATATCGTTGAGCACAATCAACACAAACTAATCCAGTTTTTAACCACGAAATAAACGCATAACATAACGCTGCATATCGTTTCATCTTAACTTTTCGCTTAATAGCGTATTCTTCCTTAGACATTCGAGCCGGTCGTGGTTTATAGCCTTTTTCGGCCCGCTGCCTTTTATAATATGCTCTAAAATAATCAGGATTCCGCTGCTTCCATAAGCGATCATAGTTCTTTTTACAGTCGCGACAACTGTCTTTGCCTACAACGCCGTGGGGGCATAAAACTTTTTGTCTAGCCATAGTAACACTATTTTACAAGGGAAAATTTTTTCTGCAACTTATATATTCTGGTAAAAGGATAAGCCCAAGCCCCAGCCGACCGAAAGCGGCTATGGCACCCCCTACATCAGCCGCGTTATCAAACGCTGTGTATAGCGCCACAAATAATTTTCACTGCAAGAATCGTACCGCGTATATGCGCTGCGTCGATGCGCCCGGCTAAACGTTTGCGAAAGCGGAAGCGGCATCGGGCAGCATAGGCCGCATGGTGCATAAGGCGTTATGCAGGTAGACTCTCACGGGATGGCTGGCGTAATGCTACTTACCAGTCATCTGCCATGTTTAGCCTGACCGATTGATATTGCAAACTCTATGCTATTTGAGCGCATAAAAATTTATGCACCTGTTTGTCGCCCGCCGTCGCGTAATCTGTCACGTGACGGGATGAAGTGAGCGTTTTCGCGGGCTTAAGCCGTATTATTATATTGTCACACATATACATACATACTAATAATAATATAGCAAACCGCATAGCAAAGCGGAGATATATACAGCGCTCCGCGTTGGCGGAAGCGGGTACGTAGAAGAAAAGCGGGTGACAAGTGAGTTAAGTATATGATATTGTTAGTTATGTGGCGTCACGTGACGATTCAGGCGACAGCGAATCTTGCGTGACCGCATAGCATTTGCAATGTGGAGCGTAATGCAACATTCTCGGCCGGCTGTTTGTGGTCATATTGACTAGCCCAGCGGCGCCGAGTATATTGAGAGCGCGAACGGCGTCGGTGTGAGATAGATGTAGCTGGCGGTATATCTCGCGTTCAGACATACAGCCACGTCGCTGCATGAATGCCTCAATACGTTCTTCGATTGGCGCAGCACGCGGACCTGGCGGTTTGGGTCTATGGTCAATCAGTAGATCGCAGAGTTTGTTGATACTGCGGCGCAGCGCGTAAAGATCGGAGCGCAGTTGAACTACCGTTTCGGAATCAAGTAACGTTTGCATAGTGAATTCCCCTTTCGCCATAGCTGATAGCATGGAAAAGATTTTCTGTCAAGTGATATGCCGGCAATCAAGTGTTCGAATTGCGGAACGTATAGCATAAATCAAAGCAAATGCGTTAAATGTGGTAAGCCGTTAACTGTGCCTTATAATCGGTAGCGGTGCGTTGCATAAATGCCGTTTAGTGGTATAAACGCGACATGGCGCGGCGAAAAAGGTTAATGTTTATGTGGAACGGTTTAGGCATGCCGGTTGCTCTAAGCCGGCATGATGATTTACAGCGACCCGACAAGGGAAAATGACCCGTATGCGTTATCGGATGTTGAAGTGTTTTATGACGATGCAGATATCGTCAACGGGCATGCGCGGAATTTTGACGGAGAAGGAAACCCCGTTGAGCCCGGCTGGTATTGGTGGCCATGCTTCCCCGGTTGCCTGCCCGATGGCGAGCCGATGGGGCCGTTTGCAACGCAAGAGGAAGCGATTGCCGATGCGCAGGAGCAAGAGTGATGACAACGTACCAGCGTAACACGTTGCAGAATCAGGGTTTTGAAGTGAGCGGTAATCGAGTTAGTTATATGCAGTGTGAGGCGGTAGTTATCAATGGCGTCGCGTGCCACGAGCATGGATGCCCTAACCAGACGCACGAATGCCACGGATGTAATGCAATTGTGGCGCGCGGCGTGAGGTATTGTGAGGAGTGTTGCTAATGCCACGTCGCAATCAGTTTTCGACGCCGATTAGGCGTATGACGAGACTAGAGGCGTTTTGGTATCAGGTAGGCAAAGTGGCAAGAGTATTGCAATATAACAGCGCGGTATCGAAAGCGTGTAGCGACGCGGCAAAAGCCGCATGCGGAGGATATTGAGATGTCGAAAAAAGATTATGAGCGGGCGGCAAGGCTAGCGCAATCATGGGCGGGCAATACAGATGCGCCGATTGTCGTGCAGGCTTACGTTGACCTATTTCACGATGACGGCAACCCGCGCTTTGACGAGGCGCGATTTCGCGCGGCTTGTGTGCCTGGCGCGAATGTCAAGGCAAGGAAGGTGAGGAGCTAATGGCTAAGCGGGTTATTATCGGCGTGCGGATTGCGATACTCGCATCAGCCATAGCATTTGTGACGATGCTGGGTATCGCGCATGAAGTGATGCCGTATTATGCGGCGAAAACGATTAATGGCGTTACGTATGCGCCTGGTAGGTATCCGGGCGATGGAAGGAGCAAGTAATATGGCATTTGCGTTGTTGATTAGTCTCTTGATTGTGTCGTGGGTTAGTGGTATTGTGGCGTTGCAGGCGGGGATGAATGAGGCAGAGGAAGTGAGTCGTAGAGAGCATCTAGAGGAAATGCGGAGGTATCAATAATGCCTAAGCATCTGCGCAAAGGTCACGAGGGTAAAAAGCGCCGACAGCTACGAGCGGCGATGAATCGAGTGTTGCGGGGGATTGGCGTCGCGGCATATCTTAAAGAGAATGGAGTGAAGAGTCATGAGTAATGAGACGTTTGTTAAGCTAGAGCCTGAGACAGAGAGCGAAACCGAAACCGCGCCGAAGCAGCCCAAGCCGGCGCGTCAGCCAGTCTGCGCCGGGATCGAATGCGCTGGTAAGCATCGCGGCCGGTGTAAGGCGAAAAAGAGCCCGTGGCGTAAGCAGCCGAAAGCGGCGGCGAGTGAGGGCGAGTGATGACGTATATGTTTTACCTGGGTATCGCGTCTATCGCTCGCGTACTCGGCTCGTCTCGATGGCGGATTGTGTTTCGAGACGGGCAGGTGAGGTATATTGGGGGGCTCAAGTAATGGAACACGTGATAAATTGGACGCTTGGTATGATTGTTGCATGTATTATCGCGCTGATAGAAGAGCGAAAAGCATGATTGAAATTGACGCAACGGACAATCATCCAAGTATTGTCTTCTTTCAATGCCGCGAGTCACGATACACGGTAGCCGTGTCGCGTAACGGAGTGCAGTCAAAGGTTGTCGGCGCGTCGTGTAATAGCTTTAGCCCGCGACTGGCGGGTAAGGTATGGGACGCGGTGGGCGACTATTTAAGATCGCAAGGGGCGTTATGACTCGTGACCGTATTTTATGGCTATTAGCATCGTTCACGGCTATTGCGCATCCGATAGTGCATTTGGTGTTGAGGTTGATAGGAGTACAGTGCCCATGAGCGATTACGGATTGAGCGATGCATGCGAAGTCTATCAATGGCATGAGCAATGCGATGATACACGTTGCAACTGTGATTGCCACGACCAAACCGAGCTACAACAGCGAGAGCAGATGATATGTAAATGCCGCGTTTGCGGGGTTGAGTTTGTGTCGCCGTATTTTGAGGCGGAGAGCTATCTCTGCGATACCTGTCTAAGTAAGCCGCAGTCGAAGCCGAAGCCAGCGTGACACTCCTGACAAAAAAATGCCCTAAATGTGGCATAGTTAAGCCGCATACCGATTTCCATAAACGACGAGACAGGGCAAACGGTCCACAATCACGCTGCAAAACATGTCAAAATTCTACTCCGCCAAACCCTGTAAAACGTAAAGTAGTAATGAAGCGGCACTATGAGAAATTCAAAGAAAAGTTTGCTCTCAAAGGTCGACTGTGGCGTGAAAAGATGAGACGTGAAAATCCGCAGGTACTTTTTTTGTACGATAAAAGGCGCAGATGCAAAAAGCGCGGTATAACAGTAACAGAGTTTGATTCTATTATACATGCACAAGGATACAAATGTGCGGTATGTGGTACTACAAATCCGGGGAATAAAAAAGATTGGTCTATTGACCATGACCACTTCACTAACAAACATCGAGGATTGCTTTGTGGACAATGCAATGTTGGACTTGGCATGTTCAGAGATAGTACAGCCGTATTGCGCTGTGCAGCCGAGTATCTTGACGCTTGGAGCCAGAAGAATACGCTTTCTAAATCTGGCGATACGAACGGCTAGCCGTTCAACGCATCATATGCGAGTCGGAGCTTTGATTGTAAAGGGGAATAAGCTACTTAGTAAAGGCTACAATCAAATGCGAACGCACCCAAAAGCGCAAACAGCCTGGCAACGCATACACGCGGAGTTAGACGCGCTGTTGCATATGACAAGTGACGAGACGCGAGGGGCGACGATGATAGTGGTGCGCCTAACCAAAACAGGGCTACTCGCTATGAGCCGCCCATGCAGCGTATGCTATAGCATGTTGCAGCTTGCGGGGTTTAAGAGCGTGGTGTATAGTACCGGAGAGCGCGTGGTGATAGAGGAGCGGATTGTATATGGCAATTAGCTGGAATGGCCCGCCGGATTTTTTGCGCAATGATTATTTAGCGAAAGCGTTGTACGAAGAGGCTTGTAAATCGAATAAGCGGTTTGAAATGTTTCCGACGAAGCCGCCGACGCGGTGGCAGCGGTGCAAGTGGCGCGTAACGAGTTTCATCGAGCGCTGGACGCCGCGTGTGCATCTAGGACCATGTAATCATGACGACTGTTACTAAAGAGTCTGCTCTCGAACGCGCCTCGATTCGATGGCGCCGAGCGGCGATACTGGAGAAGCGCATCGTGCGCGGCGATGCGGATGGCGGGTTTCGATGGCGCGGCAAAGTGGCGTGGAGTAATAAGGTCGCGAAGGCTGATGCGATGGAGTGGGTAGAGGAGATGTGTCGTAAGGGGAAGTTAGAAAGGACGGGAGTGCCGGAATGACAATATGCGAGCTATCTGAATTGCTTGATGCGCCGATTTGTATTCACTATCGTACTTTACCGCCGCTTGTAGGTACTGAGCGCTGGTATGCGGAGATTATGGGTGCCGAAGTGAAAGACGATACAATACTTATTAGTGCAATAGGCAATGGAAATACACCAGCACAGGCATTAGATAATTATGTATTACAAATTCGTGGTAAGCTGATTGTGCTTGATGCGTATAATAAAGAAAAGCGGCGTGTGTTTCAAGTGCCACAATCATTAACGACAGGAGTAAATTAATGACATTCAAACCAAGTCAAAACGGCGCCATGACAAACGTCGGGTTTGCGATGGCGACAATAGATGCGTTCATAGATCATATGGGCGAAGGGCGGATTGATGATGTATATGCGGAAACAGGAAAGCATAGGACAGCGGTAGGAGATGGAAAAAACGGTACGCAATTTTTCAAAGAGGTAATCGAGTCGAAGCCGCGGCTTGGTGCCGAAAAGCTGCAAATGGCACTTATCATGAGTGCAATCGAAGACTCGTTTCGGTTGACGCCGGTCGTGGGGACGGAGTATTATCATAAGGAGTTTTATTTGAAGCGATATGAGAATCGAGCCAAACGCTGGCTGCGGGGCGAAGGCGGCTATTGGAGCGCAGCGGAGTGCTTCGAGACGCTTGGTATAGATTATCGTAAGGCACTCGCCAAACTCGAAGCCGCCTGGCTGAAGCATAGACAGACGGGCGAGGTTATGGTAGAGAAAACACGGAGGGCGGAGAGTGGGAGAGGTAATAAGCACACAACGGTGAATGCGTGACGAAGCAAGAGAAGCATTTGTTGGTATTAGATATACTTGTCGCGATAGGAGCCGCGGTGGTGCTTTATTTGGTGGCGACTCGTATTGATAAGCACCGACAATCGCTACAAGTGTCGTGGGCCTATAGCGGGTGTTGGCCGACGAGCGTAACGAGAGAGATGAAGTGGTATACGAAAGAGGCAGATGATGAGAGTTTGTGGACGTGTGCAGTATGACGTGGGGTGAGTTTAAAAAGGCGGTTGATGAGCATATTGAAGATAAGCAAGAGCTACGATATATTGATGTAGCAGCGTGTAATTTTAAGTGGTTGGATTTTGATTGGAATGAAGACTGTACAGTGGATATATCAACTTAGCGGAGGTAAATAGCAATGGCAACAGTCGATAAACGAACCCAGCGGCTTCACACGCGACGGCTTTTGAAGCTGGCGGATATTTTGACGAAGTTTAGGCCGGTGAAGGGTAAGAAGTTTGATATGACTACATGGGGCAGACACGCGCTAGATCATAACCCCGAAAAGGAGGCAAATTTTTGTGGTACAGCGGCATGTGCACTAGGGCATGCAGCGATGGATAAGGGGTTTAGGCGCGCAGGGCTGAAGATGGTATGGGATACGACGAATTATGATGATAATGGGTTTTATTACGGCGAAGGAATGCCGCAGGCATATCAAGCGAATATTTACTTTAATGACGCTGAAGGCCAAAACGCCGGGGCCGCGTTTTTTGGGCTGAGTTATAACGAAGCATATGATGTATTTCTGGATTTTGATTGTACAAAAAAGGAGGTTATCGCCAAGCTGAAGGGATACGCAAAGAGACGGGAAGAATTGCTAGAGGGAGTAGAGAAAGAAGTGTATCAAGACAAACTTGAAGAGGAAAGATGGGAAAATGAATATTAAGCTTATTGTTGGGATGTGTTTCGTAATCGGCAGCGTGGCGATTTGCCGCGCTGACCAGCCACAGTGCACGGCAGATCGCCATTATGACGGTGTGGCGTGCTGTCCAGCGATTGATCCGCCGCCGCAGGGTAAGGGATGTGCGGCGGATAATGGTCCGTGTAGTTGTCCGCAGGGGAGCACAACAGGTACATGTGCAAATGGTGCTGTGTGTATGTGTGATAATGGGACGACGACTACGACCACGCTGCCCGGTGGCGGCGTGTGCCCGCCCGTGACGTGCGTATGCGAGGGCAATCAGCCGACCGTGACGGTTGTGAATCCGTGCCCGGCGCAACCTGATTACATTCCTTGCCGGCTCGTGAAGAAGCACGGTGTGGTGATGGTGAAGTGCCCGAAGCCGAATTATCATGGCCGCGTACTCGTGCCGTTTAGTGGATCAGCGGTAGGCGCGTTCTAGAGTTATATTTTAAAATGGGCGCCGTTAGGATAACAAATGACCGTACTCCGGCGCGGGAGGATGTCTAAACCGCCTCGGCCCATTTCAAAACGGGACAAGTTACTATGGCTGATGCTAACGATTGCGACGATTGTAGACTTAATCGTCATGGGGGGATTCAAGTGGTAGAGAAGCCAAGAGTGATAAATGTGAGTCCGTCACTATTGGCCGACGTTGCAGTCTGCGGAACTAAGGCATATACGCGCCATAAGCTGGGTTATACCAGCATAACCGATGCAATAAAAGCGACTGCCGGCTCCGCATTCCATGCCGCGATAGCCGAACATCTACGTACCGATAGACCGTTCAGCGGCAGCTATGCGAATACGATGAAGGCGTTTCATGATGTGTATGATGCGCCGTACGAACGGTTATCGGCCGAATTGCTAGAGCCAAGTTTAACGCCGAAAAATTTGGAGCGCATTTTAGACCGCTGGATCGCAATGCACCCGAGTAGTTTGCTGCCGTGGAAGAGGGTGTTGACGGTGGAAGAGGCGTTTGTTAGTAGAGAGTGGGTAATTATTGAGCCGACTAGCGCGAAAGAGGAAGAGGAGACAGGTGAAAATTTGCGGCGTACAAGAGTGCAATTGATTTGCCGCCCCGACTTGATTGTCGAAGACCACGATGGCTATATTGGCTGGGTTGACACGAAGACAACGGGATGGCATATTGGGGATGCGGGATGGCAGAAGCAGCTTAAGTTGAGCTTACAAGTGCAATTGTATAGCGATGCCGTCGTGCAGCGGTATGGCAGCAAGGCGCGTTATGGCGGATGGTTTAATGCCATCGAGTTGCGTAAGCTGCCGGGCGAGATTGACGCGCCGCCAAAGCTGAAGAAGGATGGGACGCCAGCGAAGCCACGTACCTGCGCAGAACATGGCGTGCCATATGCGCAATGCGGAAGTGAGCATGCAAAGGCGGAGTTTATCAAATGCCTGACGACGCCGCAACGAGTCGAGAGGGCGCTTGTTGATGCGCAGGGGTATGCGGCGGATTTTGTGAGGCTGATGAGCGAGACGGATATCGAGCGCGTTGATATGCGCGGTACGGCGAAGGGCGAATGTAGATTCTGCCCCGCTAGCGACTGGTGTTTAAGCGATAGGCCAGTTGACGCACTTGATGGGTTTATGAAGCATGAACCATGGATCGTTGACACCGGGAGTCGATAATCATGCCGTACATCAGAGCTGACGAACGTAAAAGTATTGACGAACGCCTTGAGCCGATTATTAATAACGTATGTGTCGAAACGGCCGGCGGGCTTAATTATATCATCACTCGTATTGTTGATGCGTGGTTAAATGGATACGGCAGCACTTCGCCGCCTTCGTATACGGCGTATAACGCTGCGATGGGCGCGTTAGAATGTGCCAAGCTAGAATTGTACGCTCGTGTTATTCGGCCATATGAAAATGAAAAAATGACGATAAACGGGGATGTGTATTCGGTTCGTGCTGATTTTAAGCCGCTGTCCGCTATCGAGCTTATTGAAATTGATGGGAAATTAGCCAGATGGGATAAGGCAAAAGGAGTCCTTATTGATCCGCCGTTTGGTGAGTGGCCGCGAGAAAAGGACGAATCAAAATGACCAAACAAGCCGAACGCGAAGCGACGTTATTGGCGTTTGTGCTGATGGATCATCGGCGGGCACAGACAGCCGAGCTAAATGAATTGCGGCAAATGCGGGATATGATGAAAGAGCAAATAATGCAGCGTAAAATGTGGGACAAAATTGCGGAAGGGTGAAGGACGCATGATAAAATATGAAGTAACAAATCCAACAGTATTTGTGTTCAGCATTGCAAGCATTATTTTCGCCGGTTACGCTTTTGGCTGGAAGGGAGCGGTTATGACGTTCTTGATGATTGGCGTAACAACAGGGAAGTATAGCCGATGAAATATACTCTTGAAAACGGTATTGAACTTACTCTACCCGACTTGCATATTGGCCTAGCAGGGCCACCGAACAGCGGCAAAACCCATTTCGCCGCATCGGCCGAAACGCCGATGATTGTGCTGGCGATGGACCCGTTTGATAAGATGGAGGCGTATCACGAGCGGGGCGTGGTGGACCCGAAAGAGTATACGGGGCAGTTTGGTCAGCCGGTGAGGTTGATTAATAGTATGAAGACGGGGAAGCCGATTATTCAGATTGAGAGTTACTACGACGAAGATATTAAGAATCCGCAGGCATATACCGCGTTTGAAAACCGCGTTGAGCAGCTAACGGGCGAAGTCAAAGCGGGGATGTGGCGTACGGTCGTAGTCGATAGCTGGTCGCAGTTAGAATGGATCGCCCGTATGCGCAGGAGTTATGGGCCGTTCAAGAGCGACAGCAGCTATCTCGGCGCGATGGATGATATGCAGAGTATCATGACGGCGAGGCTGGTGCATTTGCCGTGTAACTTGATTGTGATTTTTCATATCGAGACGAAGGTGGTCAAAGATCGCCAGGGAAAGGTGATTAAGGATTCGCGCATTGACACGGGCGGCGGAGTTATGTCATACTCCGTTCAGGCAATCGGTAAGCTAAAGAACATCGCCAATATTCTTGGCGAAATGTACTTGGCGGTGGCACCGACTGATGGGAGCGATAATTACCGTCTGGTGACGAGGCAAGAGGAAGATTTTACGACGCTGTGTAGTCGAAAGCGCGTGCCGAATCCGTGTACGAATAATTTTAGGGAGTTGTTTGGACCGTGGATTGCGGCGCAGGCGGAGAAGTTAAACGCAACGAGTACCGTTAAGCAGGAGAGCGATAATGGACAAGCAAGTTAATTGTGCCGTATGCGATCAGCCGATTCCGTATGGCGCGGTGGGATGGTTTTGCAGCCAAACGTGTGATGACGCCGAATTGACACGGTGTCGAGAGTCTGCTAAACTCGCTGCACAAGACGCAGCCAAACCCGCAGCATAAAGGCTGCGGCAAAAAGGGGAGATAATAAGTATGAGTACCGATCCTAACGCGGCAGCACTGGCGCAGGCGTGGAATACTGTCACGCCGTATAGCCAGATCAACACGGATAGCTTCGTACCCGAGCCGGGGCAGTATGACCTGAAGGTCGTAGAGCTTAAGCCCGAGACAGCGCCGAATGGGCTGTATGCCATCACGGGCGAGTACGAGGGTAGCACTGAGGGGCTTGGCGCCCCGCTGAAGTATACCCGCACGTTGTACGTCGGGACCAAGAAAGACCCGATGGCGGCGCTACCTGAGACGCGGCTGAATAGCCCGGCGCTGCGATTTTTCAAGAAGATCGCGCAGGTGAATAAGGTCGCGACGAACGACCAGAGCGACGCGGCGCTGTGCAAGGCGATTACCGGCAAGTTTTTCGGATGCCGGATCGAGGCGACAGAGTACACCGGGCGCGATGGTCAGCAGAAGAAGGGCAGCGAGTTTGGGCGGAATGTGACCGCGAAGGGTCAGATTCCGGCGAAGCTGGATCGCGTATCAGCGACTCCCAAGGCAGCGAATGGTCAGGCTGGGCCGGTCGTTACGGCGAACACGGTGCCGGCTGGGGCGTTTGCGAGCGAGTAAGTAATTAATAAACCGAGTCTATGCCAGCGGTAACGGTAGGGTGTCTATTGGCTGGCTGCCACGGCCCCTGCGACTCGGTTCTTTTTCTCCCTTGCTTCATCCGCTCCCCACGGCGTGTGCCTCCCACGTCCGGCGACACAGGAAGTGTCTCGGGGTTGAGCGGATGAAGGAAGAGAGAAAACAGCCATAAGGATAATTTATGTTTGGCGTAATGACCGAAGTGCAGCAGGAATTAACAACTAGAATAATTGCCGCTGGTTGTGATGCGCTTAAAGGTACGGTTGATGCTTTAGATTTACAGCAAGCGGAAATTGCACTTCGTGCTGCAATTTCAGGCTATCAAGACGTTGGCGATATAGCTCAACGCGAACGCCGTCGTAAGCAAAATTGGGCTTGGCTTGACGGTAACGACGTAAGCGACATTGAAGGCGTGCGTGCGCTTACGTTTACGCCGTCAGGTAAGGCGCTATTTATTAGACTTGATCGAGGCGGCGAAACTAGCGTTCCTCGTTCGTGGATACAGCCAGGCAGCGAAGTTAATTTGCCCGGTGATTACGGCGTATTAAAAATTCCACGATGGGCCGCAAAAGACAAGGGGTTTATTTCATGAACGGCCGCGCAGGCAAAACCGCGCGTAAACTCGCCCGTTACCGCAGCACGCTAAAGTCAAATGCCGCGGCTGCGGGGCCAGATAAGACGCAGATGGCGCGGGGCGTGTATTTCGGGTCGAAGTGTGATAAGCCGGATAGTGAGAGGCGACCGACAAAAGGGGGCCGCGTACATAGCTAAATGGTAGAAACTCGGCACATATATTGGTTAGCCGGTTTACTTGATGGAGAAGCGCATTTTCACGCAAAAAGTACAGGACAACCGCGTATTGAATTATCTATGAGCGATTTAGATACAGTAACAGCGGTTGCTCAGCTTATGGGCGCTTCGTCCATAATGCCGAGACGACATTTTAGTAAAGAATGGCATTCGCATTATCGAGCACAATGGCGTTGCTGGGTAGGCGGTAGACGTGCGATTGGTTGGATGTTAACACTTTATAGTCTTATGTCACAGCATAGAAAAGAACAGATACGGGTTGCTGTTGCTGCTTGGCGTTCAAAACCGGCTAAGGTTGGCCGTAAATACAGGGTACATAGCTGATGCCACCTACCTGCGCCAAATGCGGCGAGCAGCCGGTGGAAACTACGGCGGATGGCAAAGTGTGGTTGTTTTGTCGGCCGTGTGGAGAAGTAATCGAAAAATTAATGCACGAGGCTAAGAGTGATGGATAACGCCGCCCCTCGACTCGTAATGTGTCCGACGTGTCGCACGGCGATTCTTGATGCCGTATATTATAAACACGTCAAAGAATGTCAGGCGAAGAAAGCGGAAGAGAGGAAATCATGATACCCATGCCTTCACAAGAGTATCCGTGGATTGTTCTTGTGAAGGACGACGATGGATTATGTAAGGTGGTTAATAGTTTTCGTAGCGAAATAGAAGCAAAAGACGAAGCAAAAAACGGCGCAGCAGGGTTAAATGCTACGATATGGGTAGGCAAGATAATCGGTTCGTTTGTGCCTGCAATACCGCCGGTAACTTGGAGGGGAATTATATGAGGGTACTCGTATGTGGCGGCCGTAATTATAACGACTATGACCGCGTTTGCGAAGTCCTAGATGACGTACTCGCGTCGTCGCCGGATGGGCATGTTACGATTATCAACGGCGCGGCGAGAGGCGCGGATCAGCTATCGACGCGATGGGCCAAAGAGCGTGGCGAGGAATTCGTTGAGTGCCCGGCGGATTGGGACGCATATGGGAAAGCCGCTGGCCCGTTGAGAAATGCCGCGATGCTTGACAGATGGCACCCTGATATGGGCGCCGTTTTTCCTGGCGGCAGCGGAACCGAAGATATGCTATGTCGGCTGTTTCGGGCGGGCGTCGAAACTAGAGTCGTAGGGCGATAACTTGTCAACCGTATATAATCGTCGCCGCGGTTCCAGCGCCCGGAAGATGCGGAAGCCGAGGCGGTGTGTGCATGTTGGCGTATATAACAGCTACGAAGGCCCGGTAGACGATAAGTGTATCCGCCTCGCTTTCGGCACAAGCCGCTTTTGCCACGAACATCGTCCATGTGTCCGGTCCCAAGCTACCTGACGAAGCTGTGCCGCTGCTCGTTGCGGCGGCTGGCGTGGCGAGTGACACGGTGGTTACTTAAAGGACTGCGATGAAAATTCTGGCGTTGGACATTGATGGTGTACTTAATAGCGCGCAATGGTTCACAACGCAAAAGGCGAAGGGTTGGTTAGGATTAGCCGAGTTAGACCCTGAAGCCGTTAAGCGTGTGCATCGTGTAATTGAAGTTACTGGTTGTGAAATTCTGCTCTCGTCTACGTGGCGCCTCGTGCCTGACTTCGTTACGCTATTGCGCACGGTCGGCGGGTTGACTATAAATCATTTTACGCCGAGGTTAGATGATGGGCATCGGGCGAGTGAGATTATGGCGTGGTTAAATAAACATAGATTAGGTGACGGCACGTTGTGCGATATTGAGTCGTTTGCGATTGTGGATGATGATGCCGACGCGGGCGATCATCCGTTACTTACGCCTCGCTTCGTAAGAACAGACTGGAATTTTGGCATACAGGACAGCCATGTAGAGCGGCTGATAAAGTTACTTGGCTCAAAATGATTAATCCTTGTGACGTCGTAAAAGAGCTTCATCGTATTGGCGATGAACTTGATGGAATTTGCTTATTTGCATTTATTATTACTATTGCATCATTATTTCGCGCATGTTGTCGTTAAATAAAGACGAAGGCTCAAGATCAGCACGCTTCGTGCTGGTTATCGACGCTTGGGGACATTGGGAGCAAACCTACGGGCGCCCAATGGTCGGGCCAGCGTACAGCGATAAGTTGCAACCGTGGTGGAAAGCGGCGGGACTAAACCGCAGCGACTTCTACATAACTTCGTGTTGGGATTTGGGTCAGCCGCAGAATATCAATTCAATTCCTGAAGCCGAAATGCGCGCTGCGATGGATCGGTTGCATGAGCGGCTAGCGCAGCTTGAAGACCCATATGTCATAGTCCCGCTTGGAAACGGAATGACCAACTACTCGTATGCGCTTTATGCGCTTACGGGTAATGGTCGCGTCAGTTTTCATAATAAGGATGGCAAGTATGATCGCCCTGGTACGAAGGAATGGCGAGGCAGCATTCTCAGCTATCAGGATCGGCGCGGGCGGCAAATCAAGGTGATATCGAGCGTTCACCCTAATTCAACATTTTATGGCGACATAAGCCTCGAATGGGCGTTGCAGATGGATTGGCAGCGCATAGCGGCGGATGGACAGTTTCGAGAGTTGCGCTTGCCCGAGCGCACAAAGATCATCGCGCCAAGCGCGGCTGAAGCAATCGAATGGATGCGATGGGCAAGAGCCGAAGCCGAGAAGCGGAAAGACGGCGAAATATTTACTGAACGGCTAGCGTGCAGCTTGGATGTTGAGACGCCGTATAAGGTGGAATATGAGACGAGGCAAAAAGAAAGCACAGCCGCAAATGGAAAATGTAGGACGTGCAATCACAATATCCGATGGCATGACTTGGAAGTCTTACGAAAAGATAATGAAATTATGCCGTCGTCGTGCAAAGGCTTACGCGGTAAAGCTAGATGTGCTTGCACTGGATACCTTCCGCAGTTGTCAAAACCCCGCCGCGTCAAAGTCTCCGAAGAAGCCTATCTCGGCTGCATCGGCTACTCATGGGACGCGAAACTCGCGCTCTGTATCCCGACGGCAATTGAATACTGGCAAGACGAAATCGCATGGCGTAGAGTCAAGAATGAGATAGCCGCGTTTCACGCTGATCCAAACGTCGATTTTGGCGGCCAAAACTTCACCTTCGACGCCTGGTGGTGCGCGACTGAGCAGATGCCATTGGATCATCTCGCATGGGACCTGATGAAAATGCACCGCGAACAGCGGCCATGGTCAGAGTGGAATGACTTGGCGTTTCAAGCATCGCTCGATACCCGTCAACCCTTTTGGAAGCACGAAGCGAAATCGCCAGAAGAAATTAGCAGATGGAGCCATAATAAAGAGTCGTTGTGGGCATATAACTGTGTCGATAACTGTGTGCAAAGAGAATTGTTGGATGTGCGAGTATCCGCGCTCAGAAGCGCAGGACGCTACGAATATTATCTTGAAATGGAAGCCCCTATTGACACGGGTTTGGTCGAATTGTCCCGCGTTGGAATTCGTGGTGATGAACAAGGACGGGCTGCCCATTACGAAAAAGTCACAGCCGAAGCGAAAGAGATTAGTGCGGCGTTAAACAGCGCGGCGGAAATGGCTATCGTGGGCGTCAGCAAAAAGGGCGAGATTATCGGCAAAGTGCCAAGCCCGGCGAAACTCAAGACGTTTTTATACGAGAAGCTACGCTTGCCGTTGCAGTATAGGAAGAATCAGAAGAAGCAGAAAGTTGTGAGTACGGATGTAGTCACAGTCAAGAGACTGATGGAGAATTTCCCTGGTAATGAGCTACTACAAACAGTTGGCAAACTCGTGCTTCGTCATCGAAGATTGAATACTGAGGCGCAATTTGTTAAAGCTGAACGGCTGACTAACGGTCGCCAAGTCTGCATGTTCAAACAAGAAACTGCACTTGGTAGATTGAAAGCGTTTAAGACGCCGAAAGGCGAAGGTGCAAATCTCCAGCAGGTTGACAGAAAATTACGTAAATATTATTTGCCGGATACTGGAGATGAAGATGCCGTATAAGCGTTCTGAAGACGCTAAAGCTAGACGCCGACGATATTATGCACTATATCGTGAACGAATTAAAGAACGATCTAGACTATGGCGATTGGCGCATCCTGAACAAGTTAAAATTTATAACGACCAATATGGTATTAAACATCGTGTAAAATTAAATGCACGCGAAAAACTCCGTTATCACGAGTCTGCGCGTGATGCTGTTTTACGCCGTAAGTACGGATTAAACGAGAAAATGTTATGGAAGATACTTATTGCACAAAACGGAGGTTGCGCTATTTGTGGTAGTACGCATCTTCTTAGTGTAGATCATTGTCATGAAACAGGAGTTGTTCGTGGTGTGTTATGCCGTAAATGCAATGCTGGCATAGGGCAACTTGGTGATGATGTCGATAGAGTGGAACGCGCTACTACTTATTTAAGGGCAGCACAAACGGTAAAAGAACAAGCAGCATGACCGCTTCCCGCGCCCGCCAACTCACCGAAAACCTCATTATCGCAATAGCATATCTCTATTTCGCTGACGCCCATTTCGCCATCATTCGCGGCGGCTCGCCGCAATGGTACATCGTGGCGCCGATGGTGGTGCAGGAGACGATATTAGCCGCAATGTTCGTATGCCGCCGTCCGTCTCAGGCTACCTCGCCGCGTGTCGTGGATTGGGTTGTGGGGATTGCGGGGTCGTTTGCGCCGTTGCTGGTGAGGCCGACGAATGACGGGAATGTAATAGGTACGATATTGCAGATGGTTGGGCTCACGATTGCGCTTGCGGCGCTATTGAGTCTACGGCGCAGTATGGGTATAGTCGCGGCGAATCGAGGCGTAGTAACTGGCGGCGTGTATCGCTTCGTGCGGCATCCGATGTATTTGGGGCATATAATTTGTCTTGCTGGGTACTTTATATCGTACACGACGGCGTATAACACTGCAGCCATTGTCGTCACGTATTGGGCTATTGTGTGCCGTATGGACGCCGAAGAGAAGTGGTTGAGGAATAGTATACCGTATCGAAGGTATATGGAGAGGGCGAAGTGGAGATTGGTGCCTTGTGTCTATTAATCCGAATGCATTAAAACGTAAACGGCAAAATGAATGCTGGGAATGGCCTGGGCCGCGAACACCGTTTGGATACGGCTATATACACGAAAAAGGCCGTAGTATCGTTTTAATGCATCGTTTAGTTTTTGAAACTGTAAACGGTAAAACAGATTTATTTGTTTGTCATACTTGCGATAATCCGCCGTGTATCAATCCATATCATTTATTTGCTGGTACGCCTGGTGAAAATTTGAAAGACGCTTGGCAGAAAGGCCGATTTATTAGAGCGCGTATAACGCATTGTCGGCATGGACACGAATATACACTTGAAAACACTCAATGGCATTCTCCACGTGGTTATTTAGCAAGGCGTTGTCGAGAATGTGCGCATATTCGATGGCGCAAACGGAAAGAAAAAAATGCCGCTGCGTAAAATGCTGCTGTTATCAGCAGATTTATCGCAGGTGGAAGCACGAGTAGAGCTTATGTTAGCTGCCGCTACTCCTGAATTTGTAGGTACGGACGTTGCAAAAGAATGTGTTAGAATTGCTACAGCGCATCCGTCAGAATTTGATATTCATAGATATTCAGCTAGTATCGCATTTGCTAAATCAGAAGCAGATGTAAAAGATACTGATGATGAACCAGAACGGTTTATGGGTAAAACCACTATGCATGGCTACATGCGTGGGATGGGACCGCAAACCATGGCCGATTCGTTGTTAAAGCAAGGATATGTGGTGACGCCTGAGGAATGCGGCAGACGCTTAGCCCGACTCGCTGCCAAGCTACCAGCCATCCCCGATGGTTACTTTCCCGATACGCGACGGCAGATCATGCGGTATAGGGCGCTGGGCTCAACTTTCGGCGGTATATGGCGCTGCGATTGGCAACGGCTTGATGAGCATTTGTATGGTACGGGCTATTCGTATCAACCCGTGCGCGAAACCGTTGACTTGATTAACCAATGTGGGTATCTTCCGCTTAGGAATGCGATCAATTTGCGAAAGCTGAATCCGCATCCTGAGCGACCAACACCGAGGATTCATATACACGGTCACGATTCCCTGACGGTAAGTGTTCATCCTGATGATGCTTGGGTTGTTATGGATTTCCTAGAGCAAACGTTAGGAAGCACGGTGCGACAGTATGCCGCAGGAGCATTGCGCGTACCAGTGACATATTCGCTTGGCGAAACTTGGAAAGCTAGGTACGAATTTAAGCGCGTGCCGACGAAAGCGAAAGTATTAGAAGCAGCTTGGGACTGCGCGGAGGTATAACGTGGAGCTAGTAAAATTCAATACGAAGAAGCATCAGTGCGTAATAAGCCCGCTTGGTGATTTGCAATGGAGCGGCAAAAAGGGACCATCTGCCGTTGAGCATATCAAACGCCACATCGACCGCGCATTAGAATTCGAGGCGTGGTTTGTGGGAATGGGGGATTACATTGACTTTCTCTCGCCGTCGAATCGGCAGCGTCTCGCAGGAGCCAATCTCTATGATAGCGCACAGGATGTGATTGACGAGAAGGCGCATGAGTTAGTTGAAGAGGTATACGAGACGCTGCTGAAGCCGACAAAGGGGCGATGGCTGGGGATGCTAGAGGGGCATCATTATTACGAAGGCCGCGGCAGCACGAGTGACCAATGGCTTGCTGATATGCTTGACGCGCAGTTTCTTGGGACGAGTGCGTATATTCGAGTCGAGCCGGCGGGTAAGGTGCTTTGGGCACATCATGGGCAGGGAAATAGCGTGCTGCCGACCGGACCGCTGAATAAGCTGTATCATGTATCACATGGACTTGCGGGGGCTGATGTATATATGATCGGCCATACGACGAAGGTCAGCGTATCACGGTTGAGCCGTCCGACGCCCGATTGGAATAAGGGCGATTTGACTCATAGCGATATTTTCTTAGTCAATACGGGCGGGTTTAGCAAGTCGAGTATCGTAGGGCATCGCGATGGATATATTCCACGCGGCGAGTATGCGGAAGTAAAAATGCTGACGCCGAGTCCATTGAGTGCGCCGTTTATCTTCATTAACAGCAAGGCTCGTGATCCAATTCGAGTGGAGATTTAAATGCCGGTTGTAATGAATGGAAGACGAATTTCACTAGCAGCGCCCGGTACAGTTCTTTCATGTGGCACTAAAAGTAAGCCGCAGCCTCATGTATCTGTTGTTTGCAAAGAAAAAAGAGTAGAAGTAAAAGGGCATAGAGGAGATGCAACGCTTATAAACGATATTACGCTTATTCAAGAACATTTTGGTTGTTTAACCATAAGCGAAGCCGGGCGCATTGCGTTTCATCTTACAGCTAACGCCATCCGCGCCAACCGCGCACTACCAGAGGTGAACAATGATTGACGACACAATTGAAAGCATTTCGCTCAAAGAGCTACAGACGCGATTACTAACAGCATACGGTGTGATGGATAATAAGTTTTCGGCTGATGTACGAAAAGCACTACAATTTGCAATTGTAATGACAATTATTATGATTAACGAAGCGCCAGGGTTGACGCAAATGTTGGCGTCGCATCTGGCAGCGCAGTTGATGTTGCTGAGAGCGGAGAAGGGGGATGCATAATATGTGGGGCATATATTTTATGAATTTTTGGTCACAACTTATTATTGTTGATTTACTCGATCAAATCAGCATTTGGGAAGGCTGGGGGCCGTTGGAGTGGGGTAGAGCGACAGAGTATCATGGTGAAGAACATGTGCATTGGACGCCGCCAGATGCGTAAGGCGTTTCGTTGTAAGCGCGTTGGGTGCGGTTGGATATGGATGAGCGACCGCAAACCGCATCCGCCGCGATGCCCGAAGTGTTTTAGTGGTAAGTGGTGGGTGAAGGGGCCAGTACCAAAAAAGCGAAATAAAGGAAAGAGCCTAGAGGAGCTAATGGCATGACACATATAATCGTACCAGGGCATATGTGCGGAATGCCGGTAACGGTAGAGACTCTATTTGATTCCGAAGAATTTCAGTGTATTCAATGTAGGCGAAGATTTACAACAGCTTCAATGCTGATTGCGCATACTTCAGATTGTCATAAGCACCTTATAAAAGGCACTAACCCACAAACTCAATGAATCCTAATCAGCGTGGTGCTCAAAACTTCAGTTGGAAAGGTAATGCTGTTTCATATAAGGGAGCGCATACTCGCATTCAGCGCCTAAAAGGCCGGCCGAAGATTTGTGAGCACTGCGGGCGAAAAGACGGCTGGCTTGAATGGGCTAATGTTTCTAGACGATATTACGATATGAACGATTATATCGGTCTATGCCGTTCTTGTCATTGCGCTTTTGATCGCAAGAATCGTAAGCTAACCGAAGAACAATTAAATAGCATTCCCAAATTACGGGCTAAAGGTTTATCAAATGGAGATATTGCCAAACGGTTTGGCGTAGTTACGAGTACAATAAGTTGGTATACCAGAGGCGCTAGAAAAGGCTATGAACATTTGAAAGTGTTGAAAGGAGAGAATCCGCAATGACAAAGCGCAAGATTAGAATCTACGTCGCGGGTCCCTACAGTACAGGCGATCCGGTAACAAATACAAAGCGTGCTATTGATGCAGGTAATGTATTGCTCGACGCCGGCTTCATCCCATTTATCCCGCATCTTACCATGTTCTGGCATCTGATGCATCCGCATGAGTACGAGACTTGGCTTGCGTATGACTTTGAGTGGCTCGATACGTGTGATGCGTTTTTGCGCCTGCCCGGTGAATCGAGCGGCGCCGATCGTGAACAGCAGCGGTTTATTGCACGGAATGGAGCGTCGAGAGTGTATTTGAGTCTTGAGACGCTGTTGGCGTGTGAGAGGGTGTAATGGCTGATAGTCATAAAGGTTATATTTGCTCTCATTGCAGTAAGCCAGAATATGAACCCGGTGATTGTTGTTGTTTAACCAATCCCAAAGACCGTCTCGGCACCGATAAGCCGAATATCTGGACGATTCCGCCGGCTAGCATCGCATATCTCTCAAAGATCATGGAGCTTGGCGCAAAAAAATACGGCGCTTTCAACTGGCGTAGCAAGAAAGTTAAATGGACGATTTATTATAGCGCGGCGATGCGGCATTTAATGGCAGCGTTGGATGGCGAAGACGCTGACCCCGAATCTGGATATCCTCACGAGGCACATGCTATGGCGTGTGTGGCGATTCTGTTGGATGCGAAGGCTACGGGTAATCTAGTTGACGATCGGCCGGTGAAGGGGAAGGCAGCGGAATTGATGCGATCAATGACGACGACACAGAAGCCGGCCGAGCCAAAAGTGCCTCGCTACGACCCTCTCTGCTTCTCCTGCGGTCGTGTTCGTATTCCTGGCGAAGATCATACGAAGTGTCGGGGGACGGCATGAACGAGTCGAAGCTTATCAATATTCAAAACGATTGGCCAGACGGCGAACTGGTTGATGATGACTACGCTATCGCGTTAGCTGATGCTGAAGGCGAAATTGTAGCATCAACCTATGGCGGCCCCTCCTGGCCCGCTGGCACCATGTGCGAAACCTGCGGTGGCTTTATATCGTCGGGGCTCGTATGCGGCCGATGTCCGCGAGAAGGATTTGTAAAGTGCCCGAATACACATGAGAAGGCGAAGTCGGCGTGTGTATTGTGCCGGGCGACGCCAGGGTTTATCGAGGAGCTAAAATGACAGATGAGGAGCGGGCGCGGGCGCTGGTCGCCCCGAATAGTGCCAGCGAAGAATTCGTGCGGCTGGCAGTCGCGGCATTCCGCGCCGTCCGCGCGCCGCTGGAGGCCGAGCGAGACAAGTGGAAAGCGAGAGTGCAGGACCAGAATCAACTACGCGAAGACCTCGCGGCCGACTTCCGAGAAGAGGCACGGCACAACCGGGCCGACGTAGAGGCCCAACTCGCCACCGCGCAGGCCGAGCTACGTGACCTGCAAGCGGCAGCCGATGCTGCGACACGTTGGACGCGCTCAAGCTGGGCAAAGATGGAGGCCGAGAACATCCGGCAGCGGGAGCGCGGTATTGCTTGGAAAGCCGAGGCGATGGCTGCTTTGGAGCAGGCTGCGCGCGTCTGGGAATTGGACCCGAACGCGAGCGTTGGCCTGAATGTTGAGGAAGCGATTGACCGACTCCAGGCCGACAACGCCCGGCTCACCGAGGAGCGGGACGAGGCTCGGGAGTGGGTCCGCAAGATGGTGCGCGAGACGCAAGAGCTTAGGTGTGCCTTCTGCGGCGAGATGTATCCGCCGGGCACGCCAGACGCGAATGACGAGGCCCTTTCCGCGCATATTCACGTCTGCGTGAAGCACCCGATGCGTGACGTAGAAGCCGAGCGCGACGCCGCGCAGGCGACCGCGGCGGGGCTGCGGGACATCTTGGCATTCATTTCGGTCAGTCCGTTAACACCAGCGCACATTCGCGTTCAGTGCGATGCGGCCTTTGACGACACCGCCGCCCTCGCCGCCTCCTACACCGCCGCAGTGCGGGCGCCGTTGGAAGCGGAGATTGCCCGGCTGGAGGACGAGTGCGGGAGTCTCCGAACGCATTGGTGCGAAGATATAGGCGGCTTGGTGATCTGTAAGGAGGGGAGGCAAGCGATTCAACTTCGCGCAGACTTGGCCGCGGTACGGGCGCAGGCGCGGAAGGAGATAAAGCTCCCATGACGCCGGCAAAGCGAAGGTTCAAGTAAAATGCGGTTGCATTGTATATCGTTGCCGCATGTTCAAACTACACGTACCTATTGTATGTGCGCATATGGCACTAAGGTTAGAAATTTTTGTAACATGATGCACTCACTCGGCCACGAAGTTTATCTCTACGCCGGCTATCAAAACGAAGCTGCATGTACTGAGCATATCGTTATCATGGACGAAGCGCATCATAAAAAATGGTGGGGAGATAACGATTATACAAAAGATTTCTTTGCGATTCAATGGGACAGCAAACTATCGTATTGGCAACATGCAAATAATAACGCTATTGCTGAAATTAAAAAACGCATTCAACCGCGTGATTTTATTTGTTTAATCGGCGGCGTATGTCAAAAGCCGATTGCTGATGCATTTCCGCAGCATATGGCCGTTGAATTCGGCATAGGGTATGAAGGCGTTTTTAGCGCATATCGTGTTTTTGAGTCATATGCGTGGATGCATTATTTGTACGGCAAGTTAAATCAGAATGATGGTTCATCGTATGATGCAGTTATTCCAAATTATTTTGATCCGACTGATTTTCCACTCACGACACGTAATCAAAAGTCCGATTACTTCGCGTATATGGGACGGCTCGTGCGGCGTAAAGGAATTGAGTTGGCTGTTGAGACAACACGGCGGCTCGGGAAGAAGCTGAAGATTGCAGGTCAGGGTGTTATCGACTATCGACCGGGATATATCAAGGCTGCTGAATTAACTATTGAAGGCGATCATATCGAATATGTTGGTGTTTTAGGTGTCAAAGAACGCGCAGAATTTATGGGGAAGGCGAGAGCACTATTTGTGCCTACAACATATATCGGACCTTGGGAGGGCGTTCATGTCGAGAGTCTTTTCTGTGGCACTCCTGTCATCACTAGCGATTGGGGTGTTTTTAGCAGTACCGTACCTGATGGTCAAGTTGGCTACCGCGTTCGTACACTTGGCGAGGCTATGTGGGCTGTGCGAAATGTTGATAAACTTTGGGGTCCGATGCATTTGAGGGAGTATGCGAGGAACAGGTTTAGCTTGGATGTGGTAAAGTATCAGTATCAAGAATATTTTGAGAGGTTAATGACTTTATGGGGCGATGGATGGTACGATACAAATTTTACAGGATTTATTAAGCGCGAAGCAGGAGGTTTCGTTTGAAATACCAACAGAAGCGATTTTCTGTTACAACGGCGGGGAAGAAGGCGACGTGGCCGAAGCATACGGGGTCAAAGGGCTGTGATTCGTGTTATCGACGCGGCAAGCTGACGTTTATATCAACCAGCGAAGTCGAAGGTTGGTTATGTGATGAGTGTAAAAAGGATTATGTGTAAGTGGTGTAACGGACATGAGCCTTGTTGGAATTGTCAAGGTTGTAATCGCGAACGGCGAATTTCTGAAGCCGTTGAAATCGTCCGTCGCGTTATTCCGTTAGTAATCGAAGCCATCAGACAATACGACGAAGAAAGCCGAAAGTGATCGAAGAGGATGATTCCCACCAGCCGCTATTATTAAGCGGCGAGTTACCGCCATTTCCAGAGGCAGCGTGGCGAGGAGTGTTTGAGGCGTGGCGCCGCTTGGTTGACCATCTAGGCGAGAGTCCACGGTCATTTCACTTCGCTAATATGCTTGCGCTTGTGGCGGCAGAATTGGGAGATAGAGCGCGATTTGATGAAGGCACCGGGCCGTATACGAACTTTTTTATATTCTGTTGCGGCGGTACAGGGACGAAGAAGTCAACAGCGAGTGATTTGGTTGAAGAATATATTGCAAATTCGCTTCGTGACCGAGCGCATCATCAAATGACATCGGTATCATCGGCCGAGGGGTTGATTCGCACTTTGGCGCAGAAGAAGAATGTGTTGATACGATATGACGAAATCAAGGACTTGTTTGCTACAGCAGCGCGAAGTGGAAATCGGTTGGAGCCGATTCTTAATAAAGCGTTTGGGCTTTTACCAGTTGCGGCGATTGTTAAGAAGGCTCAGGATTCGATTACGGCGGAAGACTATTACCTTAATCTCATTTTGAATGGTACGCCAGAGCATGTACGGCTGGACCTATCAGAGACGTTCTTCTCTGGTGGCATGTTAAACCGATTCGTGATTTTCGGCGGCGAGGCAACAGGGATCGCTAAACCGATTATGGGCACACCAGATCAAGCTGCGGTACTTGCATTAGCGACGCGCATTGCTGATATTCGTGACGAATGGCAGCGCGTAGCGGCGCAACGAGCGAGCGTACGTGTGGGCATGTCTCCCGAAGCCGAAGCGATGCACGCGGCGTGGTATAGTGCGCATACGTTGAGGCAGCAGAATTTGAGCGATATGGAGACGAAGCCGTTAACACGACTCGATACCTATGTCAAGAAGTTGGGTATGATATATTGTATGACCGAAGTTGACCCGGCGCCATATATCCGCATCACCGAAGACCAAATGAACGCGACGCTTCAAGTTGTTACTTATTGCCAAGAGTCCATGATGTGGATAACGCGGGGTTGGTCAGGAGCGAAAACCGTGAGCCAGCAAAGCGAAAAGATCGTTGAGCAGCGCGTGGAGGCGTATTTGCAGCGTAAGGGGTGTATGACGGAGCGCGAGTTGTATCGGCAGTTGCATCTATCGCATACGGATGCGGTGAAGGCGTTGAATACACTTGGCGCGGCGGGAATGCTGAATATGACAATGGGCCGACCGCGAATGCTGCATTATGCGCCGAGTTGTCGGTGTTTTGATGAAGTACCCGAATAATGATTCGAGTTATCGTCGGTAGCGGTCAGCACGCGCTAGAGTTGGAGCAGTGCGTCACGAAGTTACGCGCCTATTACGGAGAGCGTGAGTTTCCGATTAAAGGCATAGATGCCATAGTCGAATATATGAATCGGCTTGGTTTTGTGAGCAAGCAAAAGAAGCCTATTACGCCCGCTATCATCCGCAAATGGGCAAAAGAAAAGAAATTTCCCGCCCACGCACTAAACAAAGCAGATGGACTTTTGACAACCAATGTGCTAATACAAGCCTGGCTATGGAGTCTCGTAAACACCGCATGGCGCGAGTACAAAAGACCGTATCCGCTCGCTGGAAGATGTTGGAGAAATATCGATGCGAGAGGGAAAATAAAGTGCCCGAGAATGCGGCCGTGTCCGGTACACCCGCGGTAATAGAGTTGGACCTTGATCCGCGTACCGCATCATTGCCGATTCTATGGCATTTGCTAGAGTGGCTAGTGGATAATGCGGAGGGGCATTCGACCGTGTTGGCGTGGATTGCGGATAGGGGCGAAGATGAAGGCGGGTTTTTGTGGCTGATGGGGCAGTTGGGGTGTAGGCCGAGAGTTATGGAGTCGGCTATTCGTATCATCGTATCGACTCCTGCGCAGCATCGAAGCGGGTTTAGAGAGCGGCTGAGATGGGCCAGAAAGCATCATAATGGGAACGAAACGACGAAAGCCGGCCGTTGAGCCGGAGCATATTGCGAAATATATTAAATTGCTAAATGGATCAGAGCACGACGCGGCCGTTGAAGGGTTGTGTCGGGCGTTTGAGCCACTAGCAGTGTCGTTAGCGTCCACATATTATCAAGACGATATTGGCACGGAGCGCGAGGATTTAGAGCAAGTCGCGCGGCTAGGATTGGTGGAAGCATGTATTACCTTCGACCCGAAAAAGGGTGCTGCATTCTCGGCGCATGCAACGTGGCGCATCAGAAGTGCGTTATCATCGTATGTCCAACGCTTGGAGAATCCCACGCGATTGCCGACGTGGTTAATGCATACATTGCCGAAGCTGAGAAAGATGATGGTGAAAGTGGCGAATGAGTTGGGGAGAGAGCCGACGGCAATGGAATTGGCAAATAGGCTGAAGCTGAAGGTTGAAGTCGTAGAAGCGATGTTGGCGTATATATCTGGCCCGACGCCACTTAACATTGAATTGCGTAACGGTTCGCCTGAATCGCTAGCATGGCATGAGCAGATGGTGAATGCGGTGGACGGTGGTGGGATGACGCCAGAGGAGATTATTATGAAGAGGGAGAAGCGATGAGCATAATAGAATGTGTATGGGTCAACAATAATATGGAGTATAATAAATGAAGAATGCGGTCATTCTCGGCGCCACGGCTGGCGTTGGGCGGGCGATTACGGAGATGCTGACGGATAATGGATATAAGACATTAGGATTTCATCGCGGGAATCATGAGCATAAAGAGTTAAGGATTCGTAGACTAATAAAACAAGATGCAGCTAATTTGTCTCTTTGTGCATTGCCTCTTGATGCTTTTTGTGCCCAAAACGGTCAAATTGATGTATTAGTACATTGTATAACTGGTGCTAGCATCGGTTCACTTCTTGATGTTTCTCTTGAACAACTAGAAGATACATTTCACAATCTTGCGCATAGCTTTTTATGGTGGACTAGGTTTCTTATAAGGGAAAATAAGCTTTCGCCTACCGCCCGGCTTGTTGCTCTCTCCAACCCCTGCCCCGATTTCTATCTCCGCAATACCGGCGTCATTGGCGCGGCAAAAGCGGCGCTTGAGGCGTATGTGAAGATGCTAGCAGTGGAGCTAGGGCCGAGTGGAGTACGAGTAAATTGCGTTCGATTCGGTATGGTCAGAACGCCAGCTATCGAGAAAGTGCTTAACGAAACCGCGCTTCAGCAGATGCAGAAAGTAAACGAGCGGCTGATGCCGGCGGGGCGAATGCAGCAAATGCAAGACGTTGCTAATATCGTTAAAGCGCTA